TCATTCGGGTTCATGATCAATTTTGAGGATGTCTGCGAAGTGTTTTTGAATCTTTTGATCTGCATCTTGCCTCATTTTCTCTGTCACGTGTGTATAAATCTGTAGGGTGGTTTTTTCATTGTCGTGACCGACACGATCCATAATTGTTTTTAGATCGACACCTGCTTCAGCTAACATGCTAACGTGGGTATGTCTAAATATATGAGGAGTCGCTTTTTTTTGTATATCTGTAAATTTCAAAATAGCATACATCCGATCACGAATTGCTTGGGCATTTAATGGGTATCCGTCATTATTACGAAAGAGGAAACCCTTATCGTGATAATCTGGAAACAACAATTTGTGCTCCTTCATCAGTACCTTCATTCGATCAATGTGCTTATGCAGCATCTCCATTACCATGGGGTCCACTGAGACTGTTCGTATGGATCCCGTCGTTTTAGGAGGCGTAAGTAGATATTTCCGCATATTATCACTGTCCATTGTTTTGGTGATCCTGATACTGTTTCTATCGAAATCTAAATCAGTGTTCTCATTTAATGAACATAGTTCCCCGGATCTCATTCCGCTAAAGGCTAATAGATAAAAGATCTCCTTGTCTTGGGGCTTGCCATGATCAATAGCAGCCTTAAGGAACTGGGACAATTCTTTTCGTGAGAGATACTTCTCTTCGATAACGGCATTCTCAATTTCCTCTACGCTAAGCGTCTTTTCGGGAACGATAGTGTCGATCGCCGGATTATCCATCCTCAATTTATTAAGAACGGCGTATTTAAAAATCATGTTACCTGTATTATGAATACCGTCCATGGTGTTTTTTTCGTATCCTTGATCGTCAAGGTGATTAAAGATATGCTGGTATTCTCTATGTGTAATTTGGGAGATATTTTTCTTCGCCAGATACCTATTAAGGACTTTGATTTGGACACCTCTCTGTCTAACAGTTCTCCGCTTAACTTTACGTTTTGAATAAGTCTTCAACCAATCTTCCGCAACTTCCTCGAATGTCATTTTCCGGACTTTCTTTTCATCAATTCCATGGTTTTTCAAATCATCCAATACTTTTTGTGCACGTGCATAGGCTTCTTTTTTTGTATCTCCACGGCGAGGGATTTGTTTTCGTTTACCTGTAACTGGGTCTGGAGGGCCCTCTAATGTACAAATCCATTTATAACCTTGCTTGTTGTTGGCTGGAATTTTCGTATAACTTGCCACTTTCTATCACCATCCTCAAAAAGATGCGCCGTAATAGTGTAGTACTTGCTCAATTTCCTTCCGTTGAACAATGAATTTGAAGGCGGAGTTATAGTATCTACTGGCGAGATGGCTCAGTCTTAAACTGATTTTTCCATCTTCTATATAGTCAAGATCAAAGAATTTCACGGGTTTACTGTCAATAAAATACTCCACTTGATTTTCCTCGATTTGTTGGAAAGGACCATCTAAGGAGAATATCAATTCTTCTTCCGTCGACAAGGTTTGCTGATCCACTTGAATAATGATCTGAGAGGGGCCTGTATTGTCATCGCTTGGGTCGAAGTAAGCATATAACGTGGTCTCGCTCGGGTTAACTGTTTCCTCAAAATCTATAAGATGTTGACGTTCAGAAATCTTTGTAGTCTCGCAAAGTAGTTTTCCTTGATATACTCTCCTCTGTATTTGTTCAATCCTCTCTTTTGCTAAGCTGAGTGGAACACTAAACTTACTTGCCAAAAAATGAATAGCGTCAATTTGATTATCCGGCAATGTTAGTTGAGAGATCATAGAAAACGGCATGGCGGAATAAAGGACAAAGTTCTCAACCTCAACTTCCTGTGCTTCAGTAAATAGTTTGGGTAAGATGGTTTGGTTACCAGCATGCCGGAGTAGGTGACCCGTCTCATGGAGAAAATCAAGCCACTGTTTAACAGGAGAAAGTCTACAATCGATATTAACGGTATACATGTTTGCAGAGACTTCAAGGCCACGGCTTGACATAGGCCTGTAGTGAACCCAAACATTCAACCGTCGCGCAACCTCATCAATGGTCAATTGCTTCGGAGAAGAGATTCCGTGTGCTTGGTACAAATCTTCAACGAATTGCTCTAGAGGGGTTAATTTGTAGAATCTAAACATGTTGTAACCTCCGATAACAAGAATGTATGTTCGATATTTTTTCGAAAATAAAAGCCGTTTCCGGCTAAGGGATATTAGAGGATTAGGTTCGATCTATTTCACATTTAGTATTTAATAAAGGCTTATCCTTTGTGGCGTCGGTATTGGTATGTACTGAATTTAGTTGAGTCAGATCGACAGTGGTTTTTATTATCATCGGCTCTAGAATCTGATTACAACCAGATCTAGTAAAGACTCCAATTCTGATCATAGTAAAACATCTCCTTGAGAAGAATGTATGTTCGGTTGATATTTAAAAAGAAAAGCCATTGCTGGCTCATTATTTTCCCACAGTTTGGGGAGTTCGCTTGGATCTTGAAAGTTTCTTTTCCAGTTTCTGAAGCCTCCCTGCATACCCACCTTTTGTCCCATCATCTAAATTATAATGAATTGCAAGTTTACAAATATCAACTGCTTCCTCAATTTGAAGATTTCGCTCGTAAATTTGAATCAATTTTTGAAATGAAGGAACTCTAGGTAGAAAATTATATGTAGGGTTCTGTGTAAACCAAGCTTCTCGAAATTTTGGGAATAATTCTATGTCTAACTTACATATTTGCATTAGTCTTTTTTCATTTTCTGGATCCGTTTGACGATGCTTATCAAACAGTTTGATGAACTTGTTATAAGAAAAATGAAGTTGATACGGATCACTTTCATTTAACTGCATTTTCTCTAGCAAATAGAATCCTGTATCGTCGAAGTTATTCCAATCAAGTGTATTGGACATTAATACCTCTGTTCATTACCCCCATCGGCTGAGGTATTTGCTCTATTCACCTTGTCGATCACCGGGTTTCCGGTCTTTTTCAGCCTCTTTAATAAATCTCCAGAATTGCAACAACTCTTTTTTCCTTTCCTCGGGAGCACTCAAATAATCTTTGAAAAAAATACCATGATTCGGATTGTTGATGAAGGCTTCGAATTCGGCGATTTCTTTAGGGTCAATATCGTCTCCATAATCTGTTGAGCGAGGGCTGACCGTTCGACCTAATAGATAGTCAGTATCAACATCATAGAGATCAGCAATTTTCGATAACATGCTGGTATCAGGGTCTCGGTAGTCTCGTTCATAGTTAGAAAGCACGGTGTTAGTGATCCCCAATCTCTCTGCAACGTACATTTGAGACCAACCCTTTTTTTCACGTTCTTTTTTCAAACGACTTCCTAAACTCATAAACATACCGCCTCGTTAAGGTTTCTTATCAATAATCATAACAATATTTCACGCTCCGTTAAACATAATCCACGAAAAGTTAAATTTATAGTTGACTTACACTTTATGTGGAATTATAATAAAGTCAGATAATCAACTTAACGTGGAATCGAGGTGATGCTGAATGGAACTATTTGAAAGAATAAAATTTGTTCGTCAATCAAAGGGAGTAACACAAACTTTTGTTGCTACTGAATCGGGAATGACGATATCTAACTATAATATGAAGGAAAATGGAAAACGTACAATCACTGCAAAAGAGTTGGAGATAATAGCTAAAGCTTTAGGAGAACCAATCGCAATTTTTTTTGATGAAAATATCCACGTAAAGTTGAATCACAACAATCATCAACATCAATTGGGAAAGGGGTGACGTAGTTGGAACATCATTTATCAGACACAACTGCAGTTAAGGAAACCTACGATCAAGTGCAGGTAAATGCATTGTTGTCAGATGGATGGACACTGCATAGTATGTGGCCTGATCAAAGCAAAACACGTTATGTACTTGTGAAATTTGAATAGAAAGGTGGGACTCAAAATGGATGCAGGAATTTTTAAAGTCCAGATGGATTTCAGCCAGTTGCAAGAAGCCATTAACAATGCGGTAGACCAGGCTATTGAAAGACACGGTTTAAAGTCTACTTTACCTCCCATCCTCACAAAGCAGGAGCTTATGGATCTGTTGGATATCAAAGCGACAAAGGCTTCCGAACTCTTAAATCGTGAAGATTTTCCAGTGATCCGAGAATTTGGCCATCCAAGAGTACCGACTCACTCTCTTATGATCTGGATTGATGAACATACCGATTGGATCAGGGACAACTCCGGGGAAAAATCGAAGGTCAAAAGGAAAGGGCGGGTGGCATAGGATGCGATTTTGCTGGATTCGCCAGTCTTCCCGATCAGGTTGTATATCGGCAACTGTCACAAGAAAGCTACTGAAGAACATTGGTTTAGAAATGGCTTTAGATGTGTCGCTCCCTAAATACGCTATTAATCCAGAAAAACTCTCGAAGCTTGAAAGAAAGCGAGTTTTGAAGGAAGCGAGTGCTAGCTTGAAACGGATAGAAGAAACCCGCCGGAGTGGTACCGTAAGCCGGCGGGCAGGGGAATAAAGGGGAAGGGATACAACTCTTACAAATAGCATACAAGCAAATACCTTCCCTGTCTGTTCGTATTTCGAACAAGAAAGGGGGTGCAGAAATTGAAAATGGGGCTCGGGTTGGGTGTGATTGTTAAGGCGCTGCGAACCAGAAAAGGGTGGAGCCAAGAAGAGTTGGCTGAGAAGGTACATATGTCACGTAGCGCCATATCAAAGCTTGAAACTGACCAGCAAACGCTAGACGTACCCACGCTAGTGCGACTTGTACAGGTCACAAATGCCCCAGAAGTTGCGGTTGCAATACTTTGTGGCATGGACGGAATCGCTATTATGCAAAACCTAATGACTTTAATTGGAGGTTGATGGATTTGAACAGAGAGGTCTTAGCAAAACAAGCATTACAGGCGGGAAAAAGAGCTGAACATAATCTGCAGATCATCGTTCGCAATCCGGATAAAATGATTCACCCGAACAACTTGGTTAATGGAATCACTTATTTGAACAACATGATTAGATTTGCAGAAAAAGAATTGGAAACGAAAAAAGACCGCCGGCCAGGGCAGTCTCGCTTGAGAACACGTCTTAAGAGTCTCTTGGTGTCTATTTTAATCGCCGAACGTCAGAAGCGCAAGGGGTTTGAACTATGACGACCCCGCAATCACCTGCGGCAGCTGCATACATAGCCAGCGTACAAGCATTACGAGCAAGTTCAGCCTCACTTCTGGTTTTCGTTGAACAGGACCAAAACGATCCTGATCGGCTGCGCGAATTAGAGCGCCAGCGGCAAAATGCATACCTGAATTGGAGTAACTCGGTCCACTATCTACGGACCTTACCTGTGGCTGAAATGGCTGCAGCAATGGACCAAATCGAGACAGCACTCGGGTACCAATGACAGAGCTTCGGCTTTGTCTCCCGGCGTCGGACAGTATTCTAACCTATTCTCCTGTCTGGCGTCGAGAGATGCGGCTGACGCATCAATACATATTGGAAAGGAGGGGACGCTATGACCAAATTACCAAAATTTCCGAAAAGCCACGCTGAAAAAGCCTTGAAGACACTGATCGGATCTTCATCTGGAATGGCGGAATTGGAACATGTCCAAGGTTACGTAGTATTACGCGGGTCCATATTCGTAGAGGTTTATCTGGAAGACATGTGGCCATCTGGTGTTTTCATCCGAGGTGACATCTACTTCCAAGGCACGATTATCAAAACCGTTTATCTCAATCGAGACAACTTCGAGCTCAATTTAGTAGTAACCCAGCGGGCCGAAAATATCAAAAGTAGAGAAAGGAGGACAGATCATTGATGCAGGTTATTCAGAAGCTGACGGTGGTCAGCAACCCGACTAGAGTGTTTGAAGTCGGGACGGAGATTGAAGGCCGGGAGGTTATTGAAATTGTTCAGGTCGGCGCGGAGTTCGAAAATAGCATTCACTCCGAATATTTAATTCGAGACGAAGACGGTGACCTGATCGCAAGTGTTGAAAACTGCCCCGTCATCGTGGATTGGAAAACCCTCGCGGAGCATGATCAAACAGAAAATGACCCGCAGGAACGGGTCATATCTGGTGCCAAAAATTAAATTTGTTGCCCCCATATTAGCAGATGGGGGCGAATCACACAAGAGGGAGTGATTGAATTGTCAACTGCCTTTTCGGCTGACGTATCAGGTCGAAGCATCGATGTGGAAATTCAACCAGCTACACATTATTCTCCACCAGTACTGACTATTCGGCAGCAAACAGGTTCATTTCAACTACATGCCGATCCGGAGCAGCTAGCGGAACTAGAATACACAATCCGGACATTTCTGGATGGCATTCGGTATCCGGAGACTCCGGATCAACAAACAATCTTGAATCACGAAATCAAACAATCCATTAAGGAGGGAATCGCTTGAACAAGATTATACTTGAGCGTCTGAAGTTTCGAAATTTTAAGGGTTTCCGCGATTATGCTCTTGCCACCAATGGTGGAGACGTAGATATCTTTGGTGATAACGGAACAGGAAAGACTACGATATTCGATGGGTTCACTTGGCTGCCATTCGGTAAAGACAGCTTCAACCGTTCGGACTTCGAAATCAAAGAACTCGATGTTGCCGGGAAGGTTCGCAGACACAAGATTGAGCATGAAGTCGAATTTGATCTTCTTATCAACGGTCGACGCCGAACCTTCCGAAGAGTCCTTTCAGAAAAATGGACCAAGAAGCGCGGCTCTGCAACTGATTCCTTTGAGGGACACACCACTGACTATTACATCGACGGTATACCGGTTAAAGCTGGAGAATTCAAGGAAGAGATTGATTCGTTGATTAAAGAGGATCTGTTCAAGCTTCTGACAAGTCCGACATATTTCAACGAGCAATTGAAAAAAGAAGAACGTCGTAAGGTACTGTTGGAAATCTGCGGTGATATCACAGATGCAGAGGTTATTCATTCAAACCCAGCTCTCAGTCGGTTGCCTGCTATTCTGGGTGATCGGGCGGTGGAAAATCATCGGAAGATGGTAACTGCACGGTGCAAGGAAATCAACAAGGAAATCGAAGAACTGCCAGTTCGGATCAGCGAGGCTCAACGCAATCAGCCAGACATTTCTGATCTGGACGAGGAGTTGCTGCAGGAGGATATCGATACGCTTCGGTCCCGTTTGAAAGCTAAAGAGGAAGAGAAGCTCCGCATCCAAAATGGCGGGGAAACAGCAGTCAAAGAAAAGCGAATCCGCGAAATTGAAGGCGAGCTTCTTAATATACAAAATCGATTGCAGTCAGATGCGCTGGATCAAGTTGCAATCAAGCGCAATGAAACTGGCAGGTTACAAGGAGAGTATGACGCTTTGCGTCGGAAGATTGATGATAAGCGTCATCGGATCCAACAGGGTGAGAAAATTATTGATGCTAGAAAACAAGAAGTCACTCGCTTAGGGGCTGAATGGGCAGAAGTTAACGAAAGAGCGTTTGAGGGCCATCAACACGATGAAAACTGCCCGAGTTGTGGACAAACCATTCCTGCTGAACAAATTCAAGAGGCCCACTCCAAGGCTGAGGCAGCGTTTAACCTCTCCAAAGCTGAGAGACTGGAGCAGATCAGCAGCAGAGGAAAAGCTGCTAAAGAAGAGGTTCGTCGTTTGGAGCAAGACAATTCCCGACTTCTGGACGAGATTAACCAGTTAAGTGAAAAATCAGCTATTATGCAAGCTGATTTGAAGGCAGCTGAGACAGAACTCGAAAGGTTACGTTCGGGCATTCAGGATCCCAAGGCAGATCCGGAATATCAGCAACTACTTACAGAGAAGGAGACTATTAAACAGGAGATCAGTTGTCTTCGCGATTCTTCAAATGAAGAATGCTCGCGGGTTCAGCAAGTTATAAACGGTATACAGGCTGAACTTCGCAAGCTGGAAGAGGATAAAGCAAATTTTGCTCAGGTACGGAAGACAGAGCAAAGGATCGCCGAGCTCGAGAAGCAGGAGAGAGTCCTAGCTGCCGAATATGAGCGATTACAGGAGGAACTGTTTCTCACAGAGGAATTCACCCGTTCTAAGGTTGCTCTACTGGATTCGAAGATCAATTCCAAATTCAAGTATGCACGGTTCCGATTGTTTGAAGAACAAATCAATGGAGGGATGAAAGAAGTTTGTGACACGCTCTACAATGGTGTCCCTTATGACGGCGGACTCAATAACGCCGCTCGTATAAACGTAGGTCTTGATATAATCAATACCCTCTCTGAGCACTATGGATTCTCGGCACCGATCTTTATCGACAATGCTGAGGCTGTAACGCAACTGATTGCTACTGATGCCCAAGTGATCCGTTTAGTCGTATCCGAGAAGGATAAGAAGCTACGCGTAGTAACCCACAACAACATCCAGGAGGCGATTTAATTGAGCACAGAAAACCAACAAGCTGTTACAAAGAATGAACCGACACAATCCGAACGTTTCATGACCAAAGTTATATCAGAATTTGGTTCAAGTGTTGGCGAAGTTGCATTAACAAACTTCCAAAAGCGACTCGCTCAGAATTACTTCGTTGCCTTAGATTCCGTTCTTAAATCTACGGAAGAAAAGCGGCTGAAGAAATCCGAACGATACCGAGATCCTCTTCCGGTCACCTGGAACAATGTCAATATGGAAAAGCTTGCTCGTGATGTTGTTGCATACGCCAGAATCGGGTTTGATCCTTCGCAACCTAATCATATCAGTTTGATTCCATTCAAGAACAACAACACAGGCAAGTACGACATTGGATTTATTGAGGGGTATCGAGGGTTGGAGCTCAAATCTGTGAAATATGGGCTGGACGTTCCGGATCATGTAACGGTTGAACTTGTTTATTCAAATGATTATTTCAGGCCAATCAAGAAGGATGCCAATCATCCACATGAAGGATACGAGTTTGAAATTAAGAATGCTTTTGATCGCGGGAAGATCGTAGGGGGCTTTTACTTCCATTCGTATACAAGGGTGCCGGAGAAAAACAAATTGGTCATGATGACTACCGCAGATATTGAGAAGAGAAAACCGGACCATGCTAGCCCAGAATTCTGGGGCGGCGAGAAAGACAAATGGGAGAATGGCCAGAAGGTCGGCAAGGAAAAGGTCGAAGGTTGGTACGAGAAGATGTGCTGGAAAACGGTCTATAGAGCTGCCCACAGCGACATTACTATCGATAGCCAAAAGATTGATGATGATTACCTCCGCTTGAAACAAATGGAGAGTGACTTTGCCGAATCAGAGGTCAATGAGGAGATCAGAGCCAATGCAAACGGGGATATCATCGACATTACGCCACCAGGTGAACCTGAACAACCTGCTTCGGGTGCTGCTAATGCATCCCAAAAGAATTCCGAACCTGCGGAACAGCCAGAAATGAATTTTGATGATTTTTCTGGGGACGTTCCTCCAATCGGAGATAAAGGTCCTGATACCTGGTGATTGATATTACTTGTCTCGGCTCCAGTAGCGCGGGTAATGCCTACCGTATAACGGATGGGCATACTCCTCTCCTCCTGGAAGCCGGTTTCCCATATAAGGCCCTGCAGCGGGCCTTGAACTTTAGAATGTCGGACATTTTCGGCTGCCTGATTAGCCACGAGCATGGCGACCACAGCAAGGCCGCCAAGGACGTTATGAAGGCCGGGATACCTATTTATACTGGCCAGGGTACTGCGGATGCTCTAGGGATCTCCGGGCACCGATTAAAGCCGATCAAAGCGCATGAGCAGTTTGATATTGGAACATGGTCCGTCCGGCCATTTGAGATAGAGCACGATGCAGAGGAACCGCTGGGTTTTATCCTAGCCAACACCTCGGGTGACAAATTGGTTTTCCTTACAGACACGTACTATTGCCGTTACCGCTTCGCTGGCCTGACTCATATCATGGTCGAATGCAATTATTCGCTCGACATCGTTAATCAGCGAGTCGCCGCGGGCCAGTTGCATCCAGCGCAGAAGAAGAGGTTGCTTCGCTCTCACTTTGGTCTGGAACATGTTAAAGGCTTCCTAAAGGCGAACGACATCAGCAAAGTAGAGGAGATATGGCTACTGCATCTCTCGGATGGCAACTCCGATGCTGATAGGTTTAAGCGAGAGATCCAAGAGACTACCGGCAAGATGGTTCGAGTGGCTGAACGATGATCGAGGCCAAACCATTAATGCGCAGCATGATGGGTGAACGGATTTGGAAATTGTTTGATACAGATAGGGCAGCATTTCAACGGGAGACCATTGCTTACTTTGCAAGAGGGTATCCCGGCTGGACAGTTGTACGAGTAAAGTACCCGATCGTATTTTTGCGGGATGATAGGGGGCATAAAGCGTGAATGAACCCGTACAGTTAGATCTCTTCGGGGATTATGAGGACAAGCCCAAAGAGCCCGCCTTAAACGGAATGTATTACGAACAGTCTTCAGGCAAGTTTGTTTCCTTCGTTCTCGGCCGCAGACACTTTGAGATTACGCCAGGCCGATGCCTTGGTGATAAGGAATGGAAAGAAAGAATCATGAGGGAGCGTGCGATATGAATCAAGCGACTGAGATGTCAAAAGAAGAGCTGCATCAGCGTACATCAGAGATCATGGAGAGCTTAAAGGAACAATGGGAAAAAGCTGCGGAAGCTGGAGAAGATCAGCTACTACACTTTTTCACAGCGACAGCCTACACCTTGGGAAGTTTCGTCCCTTTTTCGATGAATGCAACAGGATATGGGGCAATGACCATGACCATAGTCGATTCCCTGACAAATGGGATTCAGAAAAGCATGGAAATCACAGGTGACAAAGCTACGATGATTAAAATCGTCAAAGAATGATATAGGGGATGAGCAAATGCCCATAGACAGTTATCCTTTTCCGATTTACTCCGGATTACTTGAGCCAGAACACTACAAACGAATAGGCAGCGCGATATGGCTTTTCCTCTGGTGCGTAAGCTCCACGACGGCGGAGAAGGACGAAGAAGGAACGGTCTGGGGCATCGTCCTTGGGAACAAGCCTATGAAGCTGTCGGAGATTTCTGAAAGGTTCGGAGTCAATGACAAAACTGTGAGCCGCTGGTTAGACACCTTAGAGCTTCATCATTACATACGAGTAACCAGGGCTCCAAGGGGCTTAATACTCTGGGTCAGAAATTCTAAAAAGAAACCGGACAAAATTGTCCGATCACCCGGAAGTGAACAGACAAAAATGTCCGATCACATTCACAGTGATAAGACAAATATGTCTGATCACAAACAAACTGATCAGACAGAAATGTCCGATCAGACGCCATTTTCAGATAGTGATCGGACAAATATGTCTGATCTAAAAGATATTAAAGATCTTATTACTACTACTCCTACTACTGGGGACTGGTTTGAGGAAGAAGAAGTTAACGATCCTCAAACAGACGGAATGATCGCCATTTTAAACGCTTATTGCAAGATGCACAACAAGCTTGATATACATGTCACCCCTTACGAACGTGAAGCCATGGGTAAGATGGTCGCCGGAGGTACGCCTAACCCTTTTACCATTCGAACTATGGCAAGCCTGCTCGAGGCCAAGCGAAAGCGTGAGGGTGCGCGTTTTAAAATGCCAAAGAGCTTTCTGTACTACGTTGAAGGCATTGAAGAGGCTTGGCTTAATTCCCAAGCTACCAGTCCACCGATGGATGGAGTCGCCCAAGGAACGCCAGAACAACCAAAACGAATGAGCAAGCAGCAGCAGGCGCTTGAAAACTTACGAAGACGTGCAAGGGAGGAACGACAGCGTGAACAGAGCTGAGGTAATCGACCTTTTCATCGAAATCAAGCAAGAGTACCCACATTTTAACGATAGTGACGAAGAGATTGATCGTCACTTGAAATATCTCAAAGATTTCCCGTTTGACGCAGCTTTGCATAATGTCGAGCAACACATCAAGACAAAAAAATGGCCACCCGGCATGTCGGAGATCCGGGGGAGCTTGGGGGAACAGATCGAGCGTGACCGAATGAAATCCTTCACGCAGGAGTATTTCGCTGAACGCGCCCAGGCTAAGAAGGATGCATGCCCCCCGCCACCAGGCTGGAAGGAGTCCATCTATGCGAAACTCAGACGAGCCTAGCATGTTCATACCGGAGATGCCACATGACTTAGCTGCCGAATGCTCCGTGATCGGGGCCATTCTTGTAAAGCCAGAGGCCTATGAGCACGCGGAGAATCTGGATTCCAAAGCCTATTATCGCAAAGAGCATCAGATCATTTTCGGACGTATGGCAGAACTGGCGGAAGAAGGCGAACCAATCGACATGGTGACACTGGCTTCTCGTCTGCAGAACAATGGGGAACTAGAAGACATTGGGGGCGTCAGTTACCTGTCGAAGCTGGCCCATGCCGTGCCAACGGCAGCTAATATCCAGAGTTACGTTGCCACGGTCCAGGAAAAGCACATGTTACGGGAAATCATTGGAGCAGCTCAATCGCAGATCGCCGCAGCAGTAGCTGGTGGTAATGTACAGGCTCTTGTAACTGAGATGCAATCGACAGCTACCCTTTTGACGGATCGTTCTGCACCGAAGCAGGATTTCAAACGAATCAATGACGTACTGGTGGAAGTCATTGAGACGACAGAAGTTAAATCAGAAGCGTATAAGACAGGCAATGTTACTGGGCTCCAAACAGGATACAAAGATTTGGATTTGATCACGGCTGGTCTGCAACGTAGTGATTTAATCATTGTCGCTGCTCGGCCATCGGTCGGGAAGACAGCTTTTGCGCTCAACGTTGCCCAGAATGTAGCACTTCTGAGTAGGGATCCTGTAGCGATATTTAGTTTGGAAATGTCAGCTGCACAATTGGTGACCCGAATGGTCAGCGCTGAAGGGAATCTGGAAGCAAGTAAACTCCGGATGGGTGATATGGCAACTGAGGACTGGACTAAAATGGCGAATGCTGCTGGTGTACTGGGAGGAGCAAATATCCTGATAGACGACTCAGCTGGAATTACGGTACATGATATCCAAACAAAATGTCGGCGCCTTAAGAAGGAGGAGGGTCTCGGCCTAATCGTAATTGATTACCTGCAACTGATCGTAGGCCGCAGCAAGGGTCGTGGACCAGAGAACCGGCAGCAAGAAGTATCGGAGATCTCCCGGACATTAAAGCAATTAGCTAAAGAGTTGGATGTTCCGATCATTGCACTTTCTCAGCTCAGCCGGGGCGTGGAACAGCGGCAGGACAAGCGGCCAATGATGAGTGACCTGCGGGAATCCGGTTCGATCGAACAGGATGCGGATATCGTGGCATTTCTGTACCGGGATGATTACTACGACAAGGACTCCGAGAAGAAGAACATCATCGAAATCATCATCGCTAAACAGCGTAATGGCCCTGTGGGTACTGTGGAGCTGGTGTTCCTGAAGCAATTCAATAAATTCGTTAATTATGACCGGACTCATTCGGATCCGGGCCCAAAACCACCGAAGCAGAACAAGGTGGTCAATATGGATAAACGTCAATGGGCGTGAAAGGGGAAAAGACGATGGGGAGCCCGTGGAGCAAGTGGAGCGTGTTCGAATACATGAGACATCGATTCATGCACTCTGGTAGTGTTCCTGATCGCCAGGAGTTGCTCGTGGAGTTCGCAGGAATGGAGTCTGCTGAAATTGATGAGGGCGTCAAGGAATTTGAACTCGCCATGAAGATCGGAGGCGGGAAGCTTGCGCAGTGAAGCTCGAATTGATCCGTATTTTCAGGATACACCTTATGACATCATCTATGACGATAAAGGACGTTTAATCGGTGAAGTCTTTGTACTACTAGGGATTGCGCGGAAGGAAGGGGAAGTTAGAAATGAAGCTTATGGCTATAGACCACGGAACAAATTACGCCGGATGGGCAACCATGGGACGCGGAAAGCCCCTCAATTTCGGGATTTGGGATTACAGCAAAATAGAAATGCCAGACGTACTTAACACGATATATCAGGATACATTCCGAATGATTAAGCAGGAAAGGCCACATGTGCTCGTTTTAGAAAGGCCAGTTCATTTCAAAAATGCTAATAGTGTGCTTGCTTTGGTAGGAGCTTATTCCATGATTACGTTGGCAGCCTTGCATCTTGGTGTGAAGATCGCAGAAGTGCGCCCGTCCGAACTTAAAATGCAAACTGGCAAGGGCAACGCGGATAAAGAGACAGTCGCGCTTGAAATGCAAATGTTGTTTGATTTGGATTATGACGAAATTGCGATTCCTGTTCTGTACAAACGAGATGATCCAAAAGGGAAGTACAAGACTGGAGATGTAAAAGAGCGGTTATTTGATCCATCAGATGCTATTGCTCTTTGCTGGACCTACCATCAAAAATTCATTAAAGGAGTTGCTTAATATGATTAAAAACTTCGCCAAATTCACTGCAACCATGGGAAAAGGAATTAAGGTCGGTGATTCGGATGTGGAAATCAAACTGACTTTACCGTTAAAAGTGGTTCAAGAAAATTTTCTGTTCTTGAGTACCAACCAAGGCGAGAAGATCAATGTCTTCCTGGGTGATCCGCAAATGGCATTCGATTTCGACGAGGATGAAGACGACGCCTATAAGCTCTACCAAGGTGGGCGCCGAGTAACTGCAGATGCTTCTGGTGTGGTGACCTCCGTTGAGCAAAAGGATGAAAATCAAGCCGAGCTAAACCTCCAAGAGTCTGGATCCGAGGGAGCCACCGAACAAAATGATGGACAAGCTGATGATTCTGCAGGAGACCAGCCGCCAGCAGAGGATGGAGACAACGATCTGGACGAGTACGAAAAGGAAATCATGGGCGAGGGTTCAACGAAAAAAGGTTCAGATCTTCCACAGTGGATGCAGGAACAGCAACATGAGGAGTCAGGTGGTCAGGAAATGAACTTCGAGGAGAATGACCAAGAGCAATATGTGGACGGAGCTTCGGATACAGTGGTAAGCCAAGCATCCAGTGATGAAGAGATTAGCAAAGAAGACCTTGAGCAGTTCATTCTCAATGAACGCCCTGCCTTCGATGAGATTCCACTGGATTTCCCCTTGTTTTTGGAAAAACGTCTGAAAGAGGGCAAAACGTGGGTTGAGATTTCAAAGATTGCGGGCATTCCTTCCAGCCAAATTCAGCCGAAGTGGAAGAAGTATAAGGAAATGGTCACCAAGATGATGAAGGACGGCGGAGCCGCTTAATAATTGCAGTGTCACAACCCCGGTCGATGCAGACCGGGGTACCTAAATACATGGTTTTAACGGAACGCCAGTTCTTATTGGAGGGGATGCAGCGTGAAAACATCGGTACCTAATCGAGAAAATGAACTAAAGGGGTCACCCCCGAGTGAAGTCCTGAACTATAAGCTTAGTCCGGATGAGTTGGCACAGATTGTTGGAAAACCCATCCCGGCATCGCATAAGGAACCGATCAAGTTTAGAACAAAAGAAAGTAAGCGGAGGTGAGGGCTTGGAAGTTCTCGAGAACATCGAATACAAGACTTCTGCCTTTCTCTTTTCTGGAGTTGGTGGTGCTACCGCCGGCGCAATGCGCTCACAGGTTGAGTACGGTGGAAAGGTGTACAAGTTCAAAGTTCTTTGTGCGATCGATAGCGATCCAGTAGCATGTCGCAATCATGATCTGATTACCGGTGAGCAAACCGCCGTTCAGATGGACCTCTTCAAGCGCTGGCAATATGTCGCCTGGCACGGTCATGAGCCGCCGCCAGAATGGAAAGAAGCAACTCCTTGGGATATTTGGCAGGCGTTCAAGCAGCAAGTTCCGTTTTTTCTGTTCCTCAGCCCACCGTGCAAAGGTCTGAGCGGTCTACTTCCGGCAAGCAAAGCTGCATCTGATAAATACCAAGCGCTCAATTATCTGACTGTACATGGGCTTGAGATAACCCTGAAAGCATGCCTTGAGTACGGTGGGAGTTTGCCAGCTGTCATTCAGTTGGAGAACGTGCCGCGGATTACCTCCCGCGGAAAGCCGCTGCTAAGACAGATCAAGAAGCTCCTGATCAAGTACGGATATGCAGTCAGTATTCGTCCGGACCACAACCTTGGAGAGATCGGAGGGTTGGGTCAAAATCGGGTTCGGTTTTTAATCATGGCTCGACATGAGGCACAGATACCAAATGTGATCTATTATCCGGAAAAGAAGCCACTGCGCTCGATCGGCAATGTGCTAGCTGATCTACCCGAACCGGGTGACACAGTTGCAGGCGGACCGCTCCACAAACTCCCGCGGCTTCAGTGGAAGACATGGATGCGTCTTGCCCTCATCCCAGCTGGCGGAGATTGGCGGGATCTCAATAAAGTGGACTGGCAGAATCTCCGAGTCATTCATAAACCGCGTCGCGGCGCCTTTGAGGTTGCCGATTGGGAGAAACCAAGCCGGGCCGTCACAAGCACGGCCGGACCAGGGCGAAGCAATGGAGTGACAGCCATATCCGACCCGCGTCTGCAGATCAATGGGGATGGAAAGACCAATCTGTTCAGGGTTCAATCTTCAGCCGACCCAGCATCCTGTGTGACTGGTGCAGCTGGACCGAATCAGGGGGCGGCAAATATCTCCGACCCTAATCTCACAGATCGGAACGGACGGCACCCAGGAGTATACCGGATTGTTCGTGCGGATGAGACAGCCCCTTGCGTGACTGGAACACGATTTGGATCTGGCGCGATTGCTTTCGCTGATCCTCGTGTAAAGACCAGCCTACATCCGGACAGTTACGGCGTGCAGAATTGGGATTCAACGGCCAAAACGGTCCGCTCGGCTAACCGCATCATGCAAGCAGCTGGCAGCGTCTCCGACCCACGAGTACCGGACAGGCCCGGACGATACACTGATCAGTTCCGCATGCAGGCGGCGGACGGGCCAGCTGGGACCGTGACAGGGTCAACCGACGTCCAAAACGGAGCGCAACTGATCGCTGATCCAAGGTTTAAGAGTGCGCCGCGCGCTGATACTATGGGCGTCCTGGACTGGGATCAGCCGAGCAAGACGGTTATCGGCAGTGCTGATGTTCATGCCGCAGCTGCAGCAGTATCTGACCCACGTATCCCATCGGATGATGAGCGGGGAGTATGGACGATTGTCAGTCAGGATGGAACATGGCACCGGCCCCTGACAACTTATGAGTTGGCAATGATACAGAGTTTTCCGTAGTACCTGCCTGATGGACGACCATTTCAACTTGAAGGATGTTCTGATGCCAAGGCTCGTGAATACATCGGTAATGCAGTTCCTCCGGATGCAGCCGAGGCTATGGGCAATGTCATCCTGTTGGCTGCAGCCCAAGCTGATGCTGGAATTACCTTTGAGATGAGCTGGGATCCGGTTTGGGTTGCTCCAGAAGAAGAACAGATACCGACATTGGTGCACTAAGGAGGGGTGACCGTGAGAATAGACAGCTACCCGATACCCGTTACTTGCTGTTACTGCAGTAGTGACGTCATCTATACCAGCAACGCAACGATCTACGGTAAAGAGTATGGTAACGGTCGGGTCTACAAATGCACCGGCTGTGATGCTTATGTAGGCGTTCATGACGGCACAAACATCCCCCTTGGCCGTCTGGCCAACAGAGAACTGAGGGGACTCAAGAAAAGGTGTCATTCGTTATTTGATTCGGCATGGAAAGTGAAGAAAATCAGAAGACGCCAGGCTTACAGTAGGATGGCTGAGAGATTGGGTATTCCAGTCAATGAATGTCACTTCGGATGGTTTGATAAGGATCTGCTAATTAAAGCCATTGATATCCTGCAAGATCCTGACTGGTATAAGGGGAGGGAAAGCGGACATGGCCATATCTCCAAAAGCAGTTCAGTTGATTGACCAAGCTTTGGATCCGCTGATCGAATCCGGCTGCCGCATAGAAAAAATCAAAATGGTCGTTGCTGCAGGTACTGAGCTTGCCGAACGAGGAGTTGTTCAAACGAAGGCCGGCGTACTTAGAAGTGGAGCCGAATAACTTTGTCCGGCGTGGCCGGGCTTATCTGATCGAGGACCATAACAGAGGATTTAATTGGGTTCGATAACACGGTGCTTCGGCTCATCAAAGGAGCGATGAGGGTGTGAAACGGAAGGTAGCCAGCCGAAAATTAAAAAGGCGTTGTGAATCCTGCGGTCGGGGATTTGCTAAGGGTGATGTTTACTACGACGGAAGAAAGATATGGCACTTTTACGATGGTGAGAAAGAGAACATTATGGGTGTGAATAAAACCAAGTGCCCCAAATGCCATTATAGCCAGCAAAACAGTGCAAGACGTTATGAACAATTCCAACAAACTTGCCGGCATGAAAAGAGAGAATTCATCCATGAAGTATGGGACTACATCCCGGGCGAGGCAGTGATGGAACCGCAATACGATGTATGTCATCTTTGCGGAAATATCCTTTAAGGAGATATAACATGCGCCCCAATTATAAAAAATCACACTGGAAATACTTTGCCCAGAAAGGTGAGAACCTGCAATTGGTTTCTCGGAAAACGAAGAAGGCAGTAAAAAAAGAAATCGATGAGCTTGCTGCAGAGTGGGATGAATACCTTGCGTCGGATGAGTACAAGTTCGATCAGTTGCCTGCTTGTAAATGGTGTAGCGGAGGGGTTTGTCGAGACCATCCTTTTGATACGGGATACAGTTGTCCAGATTGTTACGGATCAGGGAAAGAAGGCTGGGGATTTGTAAATTGAGAGATATACATTGGAAGCTAATAACCTTAAATAGTAAAAAGCATCCCGTCGGTATTAAGGGTAGAAATACCCCAATAGCTTAGGATGCTTTAGATTTCTTCTTATAAAAAAATACTAGTTATTCCAATCAGTATAGCTGTAGGTACCTTTATGCGTCATAGAGTTGTCAGCAGATTTAATCTCGATTCTGTAAGTGCCTCCTCCAGTTCCGGTAGGCGGATTTAATGCACAAGTATCTTCTACTGAGCCAGAATTATATCTATTCGCAACCAGCGTCCAAGTTCCGGAATCATTCTTTTTCCAAAGAGAGATTAACAAGTTACCATTAGAAGATGTTGTTGGTTTCGTTGTGACATTAATACTTGGTTGATTTGTTAATTTAAAGGGGATATCTATAAGATTGATATTATTTCCTGTAATTTGGTAACTTCCAGTTGAAGTAAACGCAGCAAAGGCAGAGGAAGATAATACAAACGCCATACAAAAAGTTAAGAAAAGACTTGCAACTAACTTAGTAATTCTTTTTGATAAAAAAGTCATGATAAAACCTCCTAATTAATTTTTTTGATTATTGAGTATTAGTATTTTAACAACAAAACACCCAATATCTAAATTAATTGTATCATCATCCTTTAAATGTAACAATATGGAATTTGAGGAGCTGATTAGATGGCTGGATGATGGTCTCATATTATGACGATCCTCTAATCAATGAACTGTATGGTAACTGGAACATAGAAAGACATGGTGCTTTCAAACAGGCTGTGAGCGGTCAGAATGTTGGTGGTCAGGCAGAGGAGCTGTTGATTATGAACTTTGAGACTAAGCAGCTGAGCTTATTTTAGTTGGCCGAAGGCCTCCGATTCGACCCCCTAATCCTTGGCCGGGCCGGGGGTCAATCGGTAATATATTCCTCTCAACGATTATAGCATAAAGGGGATTGAGGGGAATGGCGATGGCTTGGAGGCAAGGGGAACTTTTCGCTAAAGCATCTGAGGATGAGATCCAGACGACGGAATTCTACCTCAGAAATTTTAAATCTATGCAGCTATTCATGAGCGACTTCGAAAAATATCAGAAAGAGCTGACTCAGGTGGCAATTGACGGAGAAGCAGCTCGCCGGATCGATCAGGAAGATCTCCACGCAGATAAGACGGCGAATGCTGTGATCCTGACTGAAAAACAGAAGTGGGTCTATGGCCGATACAAGGTTTACTCTTCTATGATCCGGAGAGCTCATGGACAAATCTTAGATGAGGAAGCTAAACAAGCGATCGATATCCGATTTCTTCAAGGATATAGCCGAAAAGAAACTATCTTGTTTATGAAGCGAGGCGTTGCAGGAAGCACGGTAGATCGGCGAATCGACGATGGTATCGAAAGTATGGCCAACACGTTAAAATTGATGGGGTTCTTCGAAGAGATATGCCGAGAATTTTGACGAAAAAGTGGGACAATCCGGGAAATCTTGAAGACCACCTGATGATTTTACCGTGTTACTATAGGAGCATAGAAAAAGGCGAGAATGACACGCACGGCTGCATGAATGCGGCGTTGAAACCGGGGCGTACCTCTTCTCGCTTTTTCTGTTTTCTTGCAGGAATAAAGTCCTATTTGTCGAAGTGTATCTTATCATATAAATGGAGGATTATGGGACATGGCAAGAAGGAAGAGTAAGGCGAAACAGGAAGAAGAACTGTTCCAGGGATTGGCTGGTATGGCCATGCTGGGCGGGATCATTGGTACGTATTCATTGACTAAGTCATGGCAAGCGTCATTGGTAGTTGGTATGTTCGGCGTTTTGGCTGTAATTATTTTGATGATTAGTATCTATCATAAGAGAGCAGAACGGCTGAAGAGATCCGGTATAGGAGAAATCGACAAGATGGATGGGGTGCAATTTGAGCGCTATTTAGGTCATCTTTTTCGTTTTCAAGGATATAAGGTGGAGGTTACGAAAGCAGCTGGGGATTTCGGAGCTGATTTGGTTATTATAAAGGATGGAAAAAAGATAGTTGTTCAGGCTAAACGATATAAGAAGAACGTGGGCTTGAAAGCCGTTCAAGAAGTACAAGGAGCCAGAGCGCATTATGGAGCCACCGATGCTTGGGTAGTAACAAACAGTAATTATACTCAGCAGGCTTATGAACTCGCTAAATCAAACGGCGTTCGGTTAATCGATCGAGAAGAGTTGGTTGAGATGCTACTAGTAATGAAAGAGAAACTGGATGCTTCCAAGAAATCAGCAAAAGTAAAGACAAGCGCATAATTGATTTAGTGAGCTTTATGGAGTAAACCCACTAAGGTGCTTGAAAGCTCAGTATAAACGAAGGTTTACGTAATTGACTTCCATTTCCGCAGCTCGTTAAAATGGTCTTGTCATTCGTATCTAGTTACAAAGTACAGATGCTTTTAAAGCAAAGAGCGAAGCGTTTTTGCTGCGGCCGGTAAGGTCGCATTGCTCTAATGGCTCTCTCTGCAGATAAAAATCGAATATATAATCCGAAGTCGTTCCTTCCTGGAGCGGCTTATTTTTATTTCTCCGAAGGAGTGTGATGTTATATGAAATGGATTGAATGGTTGGTCAGGCTCACATCAGGCAATAGCTCCCCGCGGAATCGGAAGGAACGACGACATGGCCGGGAAACGTAATAAGCTGAAGCGACCGCGTTATAAGCCAAAGCAGCCGAGTAAATGCATAGGATGTATTTGGGGCGAGTGGACCGGCACAAAGCAGTTCTGTAGTAAACAGATATGTGTGAAGCAGGTAAATCCTTCCTGATGTCGAAATTTGATGATGGGAGGCGATTATATGAACCAGGTTGAACAAGTCGCTTATATAGACATGAGATTAATATCAGCAATTATTTCGGCAGTGATTGCAATTACAATAGCTGTCGCAAACCATTTCATTATTGAACCCATAAAGGAACGGCGGCGCTGGAAAAAACAACAGCTGGCTAATTTTTATTATCCCGTATATTCCTTAGTGGTCGCTAGATTAATATCGACTAAAACAGTGAGTATCGATATGGGATCACTTTTTTTAGGGAGTACAGACACGTTCAAAATTATGGACAAGGATACTCTACATGAGCTAATTTTAAAAAACTCGGGGTACGCATCTATGGAACTATTAGAAGCATGGTCTGAGTATATAGGAGCTTTTCCTGCACCAAATGCGAAGTTAACCAGTCAATTTATTTCAGTATTAACGAAAGATTTTAACCAGTTAAAGAAAGAGATTGGACATAAATTCAATCAGGAAGAGCTTGAAACTGGAATTCCAGACGTAATTAAAGAGCTTCGAATAAAGTGATAATGGAATATAACGGCACTATAAGGACTGTTTGATCGTTTACATGTTAATACTTGAGCAAGTCAAGAAAACAGCCGAGAAGGGGCATAGCGTTGGCGTATGCTCCTATTTGTCGTGCATCCATATTAGAAACCAACTCAACTCAAATAGGATCGTTGAGTAGGGGTTAACGCCTCTCATGTCGAAAATTAATGAAAAAGGAGGAATTCTATGGGATTCGATTGGGGAGGCTTTGCTGGGGGAGTAATTGGTACAATTGGTGCTTTTGGTACCGTAATGTTCTCGAATTATTTACAAAAGAGACGCGAGAAGCCGCTTAAAGACAAACAGAGGTTAAAAGTTGTAGATATTGTCACTAAAACTATTAATCAATTCTGGTGGGATACAAACTTTAAGCAGCACGATAAATTTTCAGAGGCGATCAATGAGACAAGGGAATTCTATAGCAAGTTAAATAGTTTATTATTAATTGCTATTGATACCGACCAACGCTTGGTATCTATAATTCTAACAACCATAGAGCAGCTAGAAGGGATAGGAAAAGACTTTGTTGCTTTTGATGATTCAAGAGAGGCTGTTCACCAGTATCAAACAGAGCTCATGGAAATGTTGCGTGTAAGAGAAGATGAATGTAATAAAATTAGAGATGAGATTCTCAATACTTACCGAGACAAAACTTAAATAACGCCTTTTGGCGTTTTTTATTTGGAGGTTTCCAGTGAAGATTAGAGTCATACAGATAGAACAAATAAATGCAGCAGCTTACAACCCAAGAGTAGATTTACAGCCCGGAGATTCGGAGTATGAAAAGCTAAAGCGAAGCATAGAGGAATTCGGTTATGTGGAACCGATCGTTTGGAATGAACGAACAGGCAACATGGTTGGCGGGCATCAGCGATATAAGATTATGGTCCATGAGCAGGGGCATACGGAGTTGGCTGTCAGCGTTGTCGATCTGGATGATCAGCAGGAAAGGCTTTTGAACATTGCGTTGAACAAGGTGTCTGGACGCTGGGATGAGGAAGCGCTGGCCATGCTGCTTGCGGAGCTAGAGGAATCCGGATCGGACTTGGAATTATCGGGCTTTGACCAGGAAGAAATCGGAGACCTGATCGCATTGTTGCCGGATGTACCGGACGTGGATCCTCCGGTGGTTGAGGACGATTTCGACGTAGGGAAGGCATTGGATGATATCAAAGAGCCGGAGACCCATCGCGGTGATGTTTGGCAGCTCGGCTCTCATCGATTGATGTGTGGTGATTCTACCAGTTTTGAGGATGTAAGCTGCTTAATGGACGGTGAGTCGGCTGCACTTGTGGTTACAGACCCGCCATATAATGTGGCCGTAGAGAGTGATTCCGAGCGCCTCGCCGCCGACGGTCGCAGCAGCATAATGAACGACAACATGCCCGCAGAGGAGTTTGCGGGCTTTTTGCATTCCGTATTCGAGAGGTATGCCGAACATATGGCGCCGACGGCGGCGATATACGTCTTCCATCCATCGTCTTACCAGCGACAGTTCGAGGACGCCATGAACGCAGCGGGCATTGTCATCCGGAGTCAATGTATTTGGGTGAAGAACGCGGCTTCGTTTGGCTGGTCACAGTATCGTTGGCAGCATGAGCCGGTGTTTTACGCTCATATAAAAGGGGGAGCCCCAGCTTGGTACGGCGACCGTCGGCAGTCAACGGTATGGCGAGCTGGTCTGATCTTGGAAGAACCAGAGCCGTCTACGGTCTGGGAGGTATCCCGCGGAGATGTCGGAAAATACGTTCATCCGACCCAGAAGCCACTTGAGCTGCTTGCAATACCGATCAAGAACAGCAGTCGTCCAGGTGACACTGTGGCAGATTTCTTCGGCGGCAGCGGATCCACGTTAATGACTTGTGATCAACTTGATCGGCCTTGCCGCACCATGGAGATTGATCCAAAGTTCTGCGATGTAATTAAACGGAGGTATCAGGAGGCAACAGGTATAGAGCCAATTCTAATTAAGCGGACTGAATAATAAATGAATTTGGGGCCAATATATAATCGTTCCAAAAAAATAAAAATAGGGAGATTATTATGTCAGAAAAAAACTTTGTAATAACTGCTAGAGCTGAAACAGGACCCACACTTCCAAATGGTGAGAGACGTTCCGAATATGGACCGTGGCAGGAGGTTACTGCAGACGAGGGCTATGCCATCAACAAGGACAAGATTATCGTTGAGGCGATTTCTGAACGAGGTTCGGAAAACAGAGATGAGAGAGTATTCGAAAACTATGTAGAAATAATTCCTGGGACAGGTATTGAGTTGCCGCGAACATTTAAAGTACGTGCGTTTGCTCGAAGTTCGAGAGGGTATAACGGTGGTGGTGGAGCCACTGAATATCGATATACAGGTGACTTTGTGAAGTACCAACAATAACGAAAAGGAGGACGCTGACACGTCCTCCCCATAGGACCAGGGTATCCCCCGGCTGAGATAGCGGCCCGCCACGCGTGGCATTTTGCAGACATCCGCTATCTCGCATTCCATCATAACGGAAAGCCGAGGGGAACGACAATGGGAACACCTGAGAATAAAGATTTGCTTATGCAGCACGAGCTTCAAGTCATGGAAGGTATCCTCGAGAGCAAGGAACAATACCGCAAAATCGTCAAAGCTGGCATAGCCAAGTGGGTCAAAGACTTTCAAGATGGCCGGATTGAGATCAAGACAGTGGATGACTTGAAAAAGCTCATTGAAATAGATATTGAACTACAGAAGGATGACTTTTAAGTATGGACTGTTTTAGGCTTATCCCGGTCTTCAATGCCTTTCCTCTTACCTTCAGGTAATTGTGAGAACAAAGATGCTATTCTCTTCTTTCGTGAAATTCGTTCCTCAATAATAAAATTAATCAGTTCGAATAGATGTAAGGCTGTTTCTTGATCGTCACGAAGATCGAGTTCTCCAGGATGAACGGATTCATTACCAATTACTCTGACTATGTCGAGGGCTTGCTGGACTTCTTCAGGGAGTCCTTTTTGGACAAGAGATCCAATGTCCTTATTGATATCTTTACCAGACTCACCTAACTCAATCATCAGTTTTTGAAGGGCTAGTCTAAGCAGTGCTGCTGACCCTCTGGGTGAGATGTGAACAATACTTCTGGCTTCTTGAAAATCACCGAGTAGTGATTCAGGCGTATCTGGATGTGGCAAAGGTGCCATTGTTGACACAGGGATTATCATTTTCTCTTTATACCAATATGAAAATTCCCTGCAATGATCGCAGAGACACAACTTTAAATCAGAATTAGCCTGTGATGAAGCGTAGACAGTAACTGTTGTGTTACACCACATCTGTGATGATTTCACACCACAATAAGGGCAATGGAAAGATGTGGATTTGTATGTTGGAGGAAAGTATTCATTATTCAATTAATCAACAGTCCTTTCTTTTTATTCATAACGTAATTATTCTCCTTTGTTACAAAAACTCCTTTAGTTGGGGGTGGTGATAGTGTAGTGGCCAGAGAGAGAAGTCCCGAGCGGGACAAGGCAAAAAAGATGTGGATGGAGAGCGGCGGGACGATAAAGCTTAAAGATATCGCCGCCGCTCTTTCTATTGGGGAGACACAGGTCCGAAAATGGAAGTCTCAAGATAAGTGGGCTGCCGATTTGAAAGGTAACGTTACCAATGAATCGAAAGGTAACGTTACTAAACGCGGCGCTCCTAAAGGGAACAAAAATGCCGTTGGTAATCGTGGAGGAGCTCCTGCAGGCAATAAACGAGCTGTAGGCAATAAGGGTGGCCCCGGAGGCCCACATGGAAACAAGAAAGCTGTTACCACGGGTGAGTATGAAACGATATGGCTCGATGCCCTTGAAGAAGACGAGCAGGACCTTGTTGATCAAGTCGACACCGATCCGATTCAACAAGCTGATGAAGCTATTAAACTGTTGTCTATTCGAGAGCGTCGCATGCTTCAGCGGATCGGTAAGCTGATGAATGGTTTGACCGAGAAACAACGAAGGGTCCTGAACGAGCTTAAAGGGATCAAGGATGTAATGACCGTACATGATGAGAAGTCAGGGATCACAAAGACAATCCCTGTTACTCGTACCGAGATGGTTGAATCTCAAATTGAAGAGACGGAGTACAGGGCCATTGACGACATTGTGAAGATCGAAGAAGCATTGACAAAGGTACAGGCCCAGAAGCTTAAAGCAATCAAATTGAAATATGAGGTATCAAGTCCAGAGCAGCAAGCACGCGTTGATAAGCTGCGGGGTGAAGCTCGTAAGCTTGGTGTGAATGATATTAAAGAGCCCCTGCACATCACTGTGGATTATGGGGACGATGACGGAGTTGACGAAACATGAGCGCAGCGGCTGTAAAGGTTCAATTTAATGCTCATTTTAAAATCGTCAATCGAACCCAGCGTCGTTACCGTGCCCTTCGGGGAAGTGCCGGTTCCGGTAAGTCGGTTAATATAGCCCAGGACTACATCCTAAAGCTTGGTGATCCGAAGTATGCTGGTGCGAATCTTCTTTGTGTCCGTAAGGTAAACGAAACTAACCGGAATAGTACCTTCGCCGAGCTTACTGGCGCGATCAATCGTATTTACGGGGAAAGGGCAGATGAATATTGGGAGGTCTTGCGATCTCCGCTTACGATTAAAAGCCGCGTTACAGGTAACGAGGTTATTTTTCGTGGAATGAATGATGTGCGGGACCGTGAAAAGGTTAAGTCGATTAACTTTGCCCACGGTAAGCTCGTTTGGATCTGGGTGGAGGAAGCCACAGAACTGCAGGAATCGGATGTCGATATCCTCGATGACCGGCTGCGGGGTATCTTACTGAATCCGAATCTGTACTATCAGATTACCTTCACGTTTAACCCAGTCTCTGCACAGCATTGGATTAAACGGAAGTATTTCGACCGAGAGAGCCCAGACGTTCTGACACATCATTCTACTTATCGAACTAATCGATTCATCGACCCTGCCTATTTCCGCCGGATGGAGCGTCGGAAGATCGATGATCCGGAAGGATATGCGATTTACGGCGAGGGCGAATGGGGCGAGCTTGGTGGCCTGATCTTCAAGAACTTTATAGTTCATGATTTCGATACGTCCTTCGAGATGTTCGACAGCATGCATCATGGTCAAGACTTTGGTTTCAATCATGCCAATGCGATTCTCACCGTCGGTGTTAAAGATGGTGAATTTTTTATTTGCGACGAGATTTATGTTCATGAGCTGCCGACGGATCAGATCATTGAAATCGCTGATCGTAAGGGATTGAGCAAGTACCTTTCCATGTATTGCGACTCCGCCGAGCCGGACCGTATTCAGATGTGGCAGAATGCCGGATACAGTGCGACGGCCGTGGTCAAGGAGCCTGGCAGCGTGCAAGCTCAGATCGACTACCTGAAGCAGCGGAAGATTCATATTCATCCGGACTGTGTGAACACGATTAAGGAAATTCAGCAATGGTCATGGAAGAAGGACAAGAAGACGGGGCTGTACCTAGATGAGCCAGTCAACTTCATGGACGATGCAATGGCCGCGCTCCGCTATGCGGCAGAGCCGCTGAGACGTCCGGAAATGGTATACAGCAATCAACGGCCGGCAGGTTGGTGATCTGGTATAATGGGTGAAATGGAGGGCTGATGATATGGAAATCAGAGATTCAATTCAAGAGGCACTTTTAAAGTTGGATGAGCTCGAAGATCAAATCACCCAAGATGCATGTCAAACACCTGAAAAAGATGCACTAATTGAAAGCATTCGAAAATTATTAAGATCAACCAAACACTCATCTTAAGTCGCTCAATAGAGCGGCTTTTTTATTTGCTTTGAAAGAAGGTGATGAACCTGACAATGGTTTATAGCAAGAAGACATTCCCACCGCCACCATACGACCAAGAAATCGGCATGATGACATATTATCGCCTGCTTTACGAGGGGGAACATGCGGCGATCTTTCCTCGTGCATCGGCGGTCGTAAAAGAAACTCGGATCGTACGCCGTCGTAATGGTATTCGATCATGGAAGCAAGTCGAAAAAGTTTTCAGCTCGGACCGCCAATACATTGTTGCTAACTTCAGCAGCCTTGTGGCTGAGGTGCCAGCGGATCTCCTGAACCGATCTCTTGGGAATATTTCTGCTGATACAGAGGAAGGTCCGGAGTTGGAGTTCGTATCTTCAGTCGTAACGGCAAGCAAGCCAAATGAGAAGGTTTGGTCGGCTATAACCCAGCATCAGGTTGACGGCAGGGTTGCTTACCGGACCCGTCGGAGCGCAGCCGGAGTGGTATGGTTTGAGTGGCTGCTGGGAGATCAGTATCTACCACATGAGGACGACCAGGGGGCTGATATCGCTTGGATAGAAGAGTGGGGCGAGGAAAACCGCAAAGACCGATTCCTCCGTGTCGAACGGCAGCGATTGGAGGCAGATGGTCTGACCATCAGGCAACTGGTTTTTAAGATGGAAGGCGACAATGTCGGGGATGAGATCGATATCACTCAATATGCTGTCGATAACGAGCTTGATATCCCGGAGGATGTTGAGCTTCCAGGCGTAACCGAGTTGCTTTGCGGTATGGTCACCAATGACGAAACGCTCATGAGTCCTCGTGGCCGATCTGCGCTTCGAAACATTGATGGTTTGCAGGAAGAAATCAATTGGACCATCACACGCGACAGCATCGTCTTTGATAAACATGGTAAGCCGAAAATGGCAATTCCTAAGGGATTATGGGATACAGTAGCCACTGATAACTATAAGCATTACGGCGGTCGTTTCGTTCGGAATGCAGATCTCGAAGTTGTCAGCTACAACGAGAACAACGGTGCTATTCCTATGTATATCACCTGGGATGCCAAGACGCAGCAGAGCTTTGAGCACGTAACTCGACTAATCAAGTACATGCTGGCCATCAGCAAAACTTCGCCACAGGCAGCCGGATTGGAGGATGGTAAGGGCGATTCTGGCGTTGCTCTTCTTTATCTATGGATTCAATCGGTGATCAAAGCCGAGGCGATCAAAGATAAGTTTGATGCTGCGATAAAGGACGCCATCCGAAAATGCATGATTCTCGAAAATGTGATTGGTGATCAGAATCTTAAAATCAAAGACCCTGTAGTCGAGTGGGGGGAGCTGCTACCGAAAGCAGATAGTGAGAAAGATACGGAAGAAATCGAGAAGTATGAAGGCGGTGTGCAATCGCTGGAGACAACGGTGCGTCGTATGCATCCGGACTGGTCTGAGGAGGCGATCTTAGCAGAGATTCAGAAGATTCAGGATGAGCAAACTGCTGACTCGATGAACCCGACCTTTACGCAGCCGCCACGGGTGAATCTTGGTGGTAGCTGATGGCGGACGCTGAAAAGCTAATTTCACTTTACACTCTGGCAGGCGAGCGGTTAATCGAACTCATCCGATCGTTAGAGAAAGGTAGTTACAGTCGGCGGCGCAAAGAGAAACTTCTGCAGCAGGTTGACAAGATCCTTGCCGAGCTGACCGATGGATCTGCTCAAAGCATGTCCGAGCTATTGGCCGAAGCATATAAGGCAGGCTCCCTGAAGGCATCCAGCAGCATGATTGCTCAGGGAATGGCTGACAATCAAGTGAATACTGTACTGGAACCCATCATTCATCAGCAAGCTGTTCAAGCGATCATGGATGACACCTTTTTACGAATCCTTGAGGCGAGCGACAATATGTCCCAAGATGCCAAACGAAGGATCGAGGAAGTTGTTCGAACAGCGACGGAACGTATGCTTATGGAGGGTGTTAGCCGGCGACAAGCCACGAAAGAAGCTGTTGCCCACATGACGGAGCAAGGGATCACCGGGATTGTGAGCAAAAACGGCGCGCGAATCCCGGCGGACAAGTACATGAATGGAGTCGTGCAGTACAACCTCCGAAAGGCACACGTTACTGGGGCCGAGAACACCATTGTTCAAAATGGTCTCGATCTCGTTTATGTGAATTACGTGGGTATCACCTGCGAGTATTGCGCCAAGTATCAAGGTCGTGTGTACAGCATTAGCGGAGCTGATCCGCGCTTTCCGAAGCTTGAAATTCGGCCACCATACCATGCGCATTGCGTCCATTCGATTAGCGCTTGGATTGAGGAATACCAAACCCCTGATGAAGTAGGACGGATGATTACGGCTTCGAACCGACCTTTTACCGACAATCGGACCGAGGCAAGCATCCGGCGGTACAACGAGATCCAGCGGGACAAGTCCAGGAAGAACGAGACTCGGAAACAATGGATGCGGTACAAGGCGGTATTGCCAAACGATACTCCGAATCTGCGGCAGTTTGCCAGCCAGAAGGTACGAGGTACAAAGAAGTATTCTGAACTGCAGGCGTTGTACCGGAAGGTAAATGCTAATACCAAGGATTAAACAGTCGCTTACAATGAGCGGCTTTTTCTTTTGTCCAAAACACCGTGATGACGTTATAAAAGCTGCGGTAGGCAGTCCACCCGGACTTAAATTAGGAGGATGAAGAATGAGCAAATATATCGCAAAACGATTCCCGTTGGCATTGGACCTACAACTTTTCGCTGAAGGTGGCGCAGCTGGTGGCGAGGGTGGTAACGGTGGTGAAGGGGGATCAGCTGCAAATGCAGAGGGCGGTAGTAATCCTGGAAAGACGTTTACTCAAGCTGAGCTAGATGCGGCTGTTCAGTCACGGCTATCTCGGGCTGAGAAGGCCGCTCAGAAATCTCTGGCCAAAGAACTCGGTTACGATTCCGTGGAAGCGATGCAGGCCGCCCTGAAGAAGGACACAGGCAGCGACAAGGACAAGGAGAAACTTAACCCTGCTGACATTGACAGTCTGGTTGATGAGCGAATCAAGGAGCGCGAGAAGGAGCAGAACGACAAGACTTTCAAGCGTTTGCTTACTGCCGAGGTAAAGGTGTTAGCGAACGAACTCGAATTTGCCGACTGGGAAGACGCTCACGTACTTGCCGATCTGTCCCAAGTGAAAGAGAACGACAAGGGCGAACTGGAAGGCGTGAAGGAAGCGCTCGAAACTTTAGCCAAGAAGAAGCCGCATCTGCTCAAATCGAAGCAGGGGGGCGGCCGGATCGGTGCTGATATCGGCGGTGGTGCTCCTGGTGACAAGAAGAAACGCCAAGAAGAAATGATTAATTTAGCTAAAAGCCGCGGGACGATCGGCGGACAAGCCGTGAATGACCCGTGGGCGAAAAATTAAGGAGGGAATATATCCATGAGATTGCAACCAAGACCGCGTGTTACTGTCCAAGATGAATACGAGATCCTGGCATCGTTTGAGGTGATCCGGGAGGTAACCAACGGGATCACTATTGATTCGGCAGCTGTTACTGTAGATTCCAATGGCGACAAAATCATCAAGAAAGGCATGCCGATGGCGAAGCTCACCGCATCAAGCAAATTCGTTCCTTATGATCCATCCGGAACGGACGGCAGCCAGAATCCGACGGTGATCCTAAAGCGTACAGTCAACGTCAAAGACGGCGACCATGTTGTCGGCGGGTATGAAGTCGGTAAATTTATCACCGAACGGATCCCCGTCACCGTTGACGACGCGCTGCGCCAGAAAATGCCGCACATCGTCTTTGCTTAATTAAAACCACGGAAAGGATTGAACAATATATGAGAAAGCAATATAAATTGCGCCACAAACTGGATCTGCAGACCTTCGCAGGTGACGATCCAATCGATCTGACATTGGAGGAAGCTTTGACCGGGGAAGACCTGCTCGTCTACTCCCGAAATCTTGAAGTTTCTAACGAATATCTCCATCCCTTGTTGTTTCCACCACGAGAAACGGCGGAGTTGACGGTCGATGTCATTCAGGAAGAGTCGCCACGACTCCCAGTTATGGCGCAGATCGCCGAGCTTGGTACCGAGGTAGAATACGGTTCCCGGGAAGGTTTGAAAGGCTCCCGGGTAGAGATTCCAAAAATTCAACGCGGTCGCTATATGGATGAGAAGCTGGTCCGCTTGGCACTTCAAGCGTCTCAAAGTTATGGCCTGCGGAATGAAGAGCGTAACCAGTTGCGCAACCGACAATTGAATGACGCTCAATATGCCGTTGATGCCATCCGAGCTCGTCGAGAGTGGATCGCCATGACAAGCATTTGGAGCGGTAAGGTTGTTTATACCGAAGGCAACGTTAAAGTTAATGTCGATTTCGGTTACACTGCTGATCAATTGCCGGTCCTTACTGGCACCGATTTGTGGAGCGATATTGTGAACTCTACGCCACTTGATGACATCCAATTGTGGGTGGATCTGTGGAGGGCGAGAGGCATCCGTCTTCAGCGTGCTATGACCAGTCAGAAGATCATCACGTTACTTCGTCGTAACCTTTCTATTCGTCAGCATTACCATGGAAACCCTAGCGGGAACGCACTGCCGCCGCAACTGACAAAAGCACAGCTTAATGCGGTGTTCGAAGAACTTGAGTTCCCTGCTTTGATTGCCTATGACACCCAAGCCCGTACAGAAGACCGGGCACTGACTGGCGGGAAATTGTCATTTACGACAGTGCGCATGTTGCCAGAAGATCGTTTTGTACTTTTACCCGAGGGGCCGCTGGGTAACTACCTTTGGGCTAAGACAACGGAAGAAATGATGGCCGAGATTGATGCCGAGCAAACGGGCGATATGGGTCTCTATGTATTCCGAGATATCACAAAGAATCCGATCCGTCTCCGGACAGCAGGAGTCGCTCTAAACTTCCCGGCTTTTGCCTGGGCGGATTCGGTTGTATCTGCGAAGGTTCTTTAGGAGCTCTTACGAGGGCTCCGTTCTTTTTATCCAAAACAGAAAGGGTGAAGTAAGTGGATCTGAAGCTGACAGGTGTCGTGAAGTACGATGGTGACTGGAAACAGCCAAACGATATTATTCGCAAAGTCGATGATTCTGTTGGCAAGTCAATTATCAGTGCAGGGGTAGGGGAAGAAATCGAAGCGCTGCAAGATGATTCAGACACCGAGCTACAGGAGCTCCGTGAGCGTGCGAAGGAGCTTGGCGTTCAGAACGCTGGTCGACTTGGCGAAGCCAAGCTGAAGGAAGGCATCGCCGAGAAAGAGGCTGAACTCAAGGAACTTCAGGAAAAAGCGTTTGAGCTTGGCATCGAGGATTCTTACGAAAAGGACGCGGAGACGCTCGTCAAAGAAATTGAAGCAGCCGAGAAGAAGTAGGTGATTAGAATGGATCCACAAGAGGTTGGTGCATGGATCAGTACCAATATGCTGGATACGGAAGCTTGGGACCGAGCCACGGATAAGAAACAAGCCGTGGCCGTCGTCCAGGCAGAGAGGAATCTGGCTCACTGGTATCCCGATATTAACCCGATGGCTGTGTCAATTGTTGCATTTCAAACGGTGTGGGAGTTGCAAGGCGTCGATCCGGCACTCAAATATCAAAAGCACAACGTCAAGACCGTCTCTGACAATGGGGAAACCATCAGCTATAAAGACGGTGAGCGGCCTGCCGTGGCCCCTGACGTTCGTTCCTTGCTTGGTCCTACTGCTGATGAGTTGGCCGAGGAGGAAGCCGCAGAAGCGGCACAACGGCAGTATGGTGGTGCATTGGTATGAGCCTCTTTGGATACCCAGCAACTGTTCGCCATTTCCATTCCGTTAAGGACGATTGGGGCCGCCCATTACCACCAACAGAGACGGAACGAGCGGCTAAAGTGGTTGAAGATCAGAAGCTGATCAAGAATGCCCGCGGCGAGGAAATACAGGTAGCCTATGAGATTCACATCGAAGGGGCAATTACTATCGGCTTCGGTGATTATTTCTTGTATAAGAACGCCCTTGATCTGGAGGTCCGGTGCGACGTTGCTCATTATGAGGTTCGTAAGAATCTAGGTACTGACGATGTGAAGAAGGTGATCGTCTATGGCTGATCATCAATTATTTAGCTTTAGCCTCGAGGGAATTGACGCAATGGTCGACCGATTAACGAGGTTGGAGAACGACTTAGATCGGCGCTTGGAAGAGACACTTACCCGTCTCGCCCTTAAAGTCATAGCAGATGCTAAGCGTCTTGCACCGATCGATGAGGGCGATTTGGAAGGAGCTCTTATTGTGGGAGAGGTCAAAAAAGCAATTGCTGGTATGTACATTGATATAGGGACCAGTACGGAAGTGGATGGATATGCTGTAGTTCAGCATGAGGGATTCCGAAAAACCAAAAGCGGTGCAATCGTTCAGATGATGCCGGGAGAGAAAACACGGAGTAGGCCATCACACGGTGGATACATGCCAGGGAAGAAGTTCCTGGAGAACGCTCTGAAGATGAATGAAGACCTTATTTTGCAGGAACTGAAGAACGTTCTGGAGGGAGATTAATATGCTCGCAAGTGACCTGATCGCTTACCTGACGGATGCCGGCTTCACTGTTTATCCGGATCCTAATTTCATCCCTGCAGAGATTCCGGAAACGAAACTTCCTTGCTTGTTTGTCTTCGGTACCGGTGGTTATTCCCCACATGAATATGTACCGACTGAACGTCCTACTTTTCAGATCATTGTCAAAGGTAAATCATACAAAGTATTGCCTGGAAATATGGCGAGCACTGAATCACTCGCCAAGCAACTGATTAAGCACCTGCATCGGCAGGCTAATTATACAGCCGGAAGCGCTCATATTTTTTCAAGTACGGCTACTCAGTCCAATCCGATCCCCCTCGGGCTGGATGATAAGGATCGACCAATGTACTCAACCAATTTCATGTTTTATACGAAGGAGGAATTTTAACAATGTCAGAAGCAGAAAAAATTTTTGCAGGTCCTGGTATTTTTACATGGGGCGTAGACGAAAACGGTGATCCTGATCCGGATTCGGTGGTATTCGATCTGACCCAAGGCGGCATCCGTTTTTATACGGAAACAACATACTATGAGCCTACTACCGACCAGACGGGTACGGCGGCGGTGGATACATTTTCAACAGGTACGATCGGGCGGGTGGAATTCGACACCCCTGACATGGACTTTGGTAAGGTGGTTAAGTTTAATGCCAATGCCACAAAGGTGACGGACGCAACCGACCCAGACAAAGTCAAATATCAAGTAACTGGTTTGGCCGGCAAAAGATTGCCACGTAAGCGGGCGATGATCCAGCCTCAGGGTGTGACTGACCCTTCGCGCTTCATCTACCTGGAGTCCTGCGGGATTAAATTCGATGCGAACGCTCAGTTTATGCTTGATGACAACCAAAAGTTCACCATCAATGCAACGGCGTATCCGGATCTTAAAGCAACCCCTCGGGGCTTGATCTATACCTGGGGAGATATCACAGCAAAGGCATAATATTTTTTAACACGAGGAGAGGGCTGTAGGGCCTTCTCCTTTTTTCTTATTTCCGAGAGAGGAATGATCGAGGATGTTTAACCTTGGCAAAAAGGATTATGTCACGCTCGGCAGCAAGCGGGTTATGGTACCTAAGCTGACCCGAAATCGATTAAAGAAGCTGACCGACCATATCGGTACCATAGGCGATTATCTCGTTAAACTTTTACTGACTCCAGAAAATGACCGAGCGGTCTTCATTGTGGCTGCCGCTGACGTTTCTATAGATGAAATTTATGAATTGGCCTCGTTGCTCAGCGATATTCCGATTGAATATCTCGACGAACATGCTTCGTTCAGTGAATGTACCGAGTTCCTTCGACTCACTTGGGAGAAGAACGACATGAACGAAGCTTTAAAAAACTTGAACGGCCTGATTCCTCCGGTAGCGCAGCAGTTCATTCAGAGCATCGTGAAGCGGATGGATCGGGCCGGCGTGTAATAACCTATGATGACTTTGTCTTACGCTGTTGTGCGGTGCTAGGCAAGACCCAACACGAGGTCGAGAACGAGTACTATTTTGTAGACCTCCCTCAGATGCTGATGCTGCATGATCAGGTAAGAGCAGAACAGTTGTTGATGCAGATAGATGTTGTGTCGTTCCCACACCTTATGGACAAGAAAGCTCGGGAAACGATCATTACACTGATAACCAGCAAGCTGCCAAAGCCACCTGCAGAGCCGCCAAAATCGGCTGAAGAACAGTATCAAGCTTTATTAGCACGGAAGGGAGGAGGATAAGGACATGGCTGTGGAGATCGGAGAATTGCGTGCTCGGATGACTGCTGAAGCGCAAGGTCTTAAAGCAGAAATTAAAGCTGTTAAACAAGAAATTTCAGGGCTTGGTGATCAAGGGAAGAAAACGGCGAGTGATATCAAAAGCATGGATACAGCATTTGACAAGATAGGGGCTTCTAAAGATAAAATCGCCCAGCTCACATCTGTTCTGGATAACGTTAACGCCAAAATTGAACTCCAGCGAAAAAAGCTTAGTGAGCTGAAGGAATCGTATGATAATACCTTCAACGAGCATAAGAAGAGCAAGCTGCAGGAACAGATCCTAAATACTGAGGCGGCACTTATAAAGCTCACGCAATCGTCAGACCAAACGGCTCAGAAAATATGGGAGCTGGAAGACCAAGCACAGAGAGCAGGGAACGGTTTTGAGGTCCTGGATAACGCCCTGAAGGACATCGGTCTGAGCTCCAGCCAGATCGACATGATCAATAAATCGATTCAGAAGGCGAATCCGGAACTACTGGAGGAACAATTACGGAAGGTACGAGAACAACTCCGGATGATTGGTTTAGATGCCAAACATATTGATAAGATCGAGCAGGAACTGAAGCAAGCCAATTCAGAGGTTGCAAACACCAAGAAGGGAATTGATGGTCTCGCTTCGGGGTTAACGGCTCTCGGATCTGGCATGGCGATGAGGCAGCTCATTCAAACCTTTACTACTCTGGCAAAGGAAGCGCGAGAGCTTGCAGATTCTTATCAAGGGCTTTCCCAAGTTTCTAAATCTCTGCACATGGACTCCGAAAAGACGATTGATCTTGCAGAGGAACTCTCGGATCGATGGGGGCTCAGCAAGACGGCTATGAACGATACAGTAAAAACCTATCTCTCTGCCGGACTAACCTTGGAACAAACGAGAGAAATCATGGTCGCAACAGCAGATGCAGCTGTCTATAATCGGGAAGCACATCTGAGTTGGGAAGAAGCTATCAAACAAGTAGCACAAGGGGTCAAGTCCGGTAACTCTAATCTGACGGATGCTGCAGGTATTACAACCAATCTATCTGTTATGCAGGAGCGTTATGCGAAGTCGATTGGCAAAAAGGCAGCTAAATTGACCGAAGCCCAGAAGCTCCAAGCTGCATATAACGGGATCATGGCAGAGTCCGCAATGTTTGCAGGGAATGCTGATTCTGCCATGACTGGGTATACCGGTACCCAAGCGACATTTAACCAGACAATCGAAATGGCACGTGTAGAATTAGGGGAAGCTTTCCTGCCTGTTCTGGAAGAGATTATGAAGACACTGACACCAATGATCAAGGATTTTGTTGAGTGGGCAGAGGCGAATAAAGAGGTTGTTGCCGGATTGGCTGCGGGAAGCATTGCCGTGCTTGGATTGATTGCGGTTTTAGGTACCTTGACCGTTAGCATCGCAGCTGTTACGGCAGCACTCCGAGCAATGAACATTGCTATGGGGCCAATTGGTTGGACAGTGACCATCTTGTCAGTGGCGGCAGCGGGTGTCGGTGCGTACAAGCTTGCAGCAGATGCCGCATCCGAATCTGTTATGAAGTTTGCAACAAGTCAGGAGGAACTGAATCAAAAACTTTCCGAGTCACCTGCAAAACGGACATCTGAAGACATTCAGAAGCTCCAAGATGACATCGAAGTACTTAATGAGATTCTTGAGAAACGAAAGGAACTTGAAGCGACGCTTGATGAAATGCGTAAGGAGCATGGATCGTATATAGAGCACCGCACTGGCTTTGCGCCACTCGAAGTACGGGAAACAGTCAAAGAGTTCGATAAACTTAATAAGCAACTGAAGGATATGGATTTTAACAATGTGCAAGAAGCTTCAGCAGCATTAGAAAGCATGCGCTCAGAGGTTGAGAAATCGACGCCAGCGTTAATCGATCTGGCAAAAGCAGAGCTTCAAGATGTGGCTGCCAAGAACAGCAAAGTTCTTGAGATGGAAAAAACGCTGAAGCGATACAAGGAACTCGATGCTGCTCAGAAATTAGATGAATCTCAGAAGCAGGAGCTTGTAGCAGTTACGAATTTACTTAAAAAACAGTATCCTGGTTTGCAAGCAAATATGGACAAGGAAGGTAGGCTGCGGATTGAAAACATAGGTTATGTTGAAGATCAGATTACTGTTGAAAAAAACTTGATTACTGCATCGGTTGAGTCTGCCAAGGCTCAGATTACCAACCTCAAGGAAACAACAAAAGCCCAAAAGGAAGCTGTAGAAGCACAGATCAAAAACTATCAGGCCCTTGCAAGAGTGATGAGTTCGATTTCCGGCAAGGCGCTTGACCTTGGTATGACCAAAGGTAAGGGATCGTTGGCACGAGTTGGAGGGATGATCGGAGGCTTTGTTACCGCCGGCATAGAAGCCCAAGCGAATGCGGCGGCTGCCCAGATGGGAGAGATACAAAATTCATACGCGGCTGCAGAGTTGGATGCTGACCGGATGCTGGAAAATCTGACTACCGGAAACCTAGACGCTTTTACTTATAAACCACCTGATTACGGCGATGGGGCGGACGATGATGATGATAAGAAAAAGAAGAAAAAAAAGAAAAAGAAAGAGAAAAAGGGCAAGTCTGCTGCTGAACTTGCCAAGGAACAACGTCAGGCTGCTTATGACGCTGCGATGGCCACCGCGCGATATAACGCGGAATTCTACGACCAAACAGCCGATCAGCAGCTGAAAGCCCTCAAAAAGATTCAAGCGAATCACAAGCAGCACCTGAAAGAAACGATTGAGGACCAGCGCGAACTCAACCTGCAGATGAAACGTCTGCAGGAGGATAGTGCCAAGTCCAATTATGAGGCTTCCGCGACGTGGATCGACCGTCAAGAGCGCAAGATGGAGGAGTCGTATAAAAGCGAGACCCAGATCGCTCAGATGAAGGTAGATATGTGGACGAAGGTTCGCGATCGCTACAAGGAAGGCAATGAGTATTACAAGGCTGCGGATGAAGAACTAAGTCGAGCTCGTGAAGAGCTAAATAAAGCGCAGTATGCTGCATCTTCCGAATGGATCAGCAAAGAGGAACGCCGCATGCAGGACTCTTATAAAAAAGATTCGCAAATCGCACAAATGAAAATTGATGCCTGGACCCGTGTTCGGGATCGGTACCATAAGGACAGTGAAGAGTACAAGAAGGCTGATGAAGAGCGGTACCGTGCGCGAAAGGAACTGCTGCGAGCGCAGTTCGCCGACTCCGAGGAATGGATCGCGAAGGAAGAGCGCCGGATGGAAGAGGCCGGCAAAACGGAGAACGAGATCACCGAGATGAAGCTGGCGGCATGGACTCGGGTCCGCGACAGATACCATAAAGACTCTGATGAGTATAAACGTGCTGATGAGGAAGCATACAAAGCCCGCAAAGCATTGATTCAGGATATGAAGAAAGAGACGGACGACTTCTACAACGCTCAGAAAAAGAAGCTGGACGAATCTCTTAAGTCTGAATTGGATGCCATCGAGAAGCGCAAGAAGGCTTTTGTCGATGCTCAGAACGAGAAGATCAAGGCCATTGATGATCTGATCGCGAAAGAGCAGGAATTGAATGTTGATGAGGATTATGAAACAGAACTGGCAAGGAAGTTGGCTCGGCAAAAGGATCTTAGCACTGCCGTATCACCTGAAGGTAAAAAAGCGCTGGCCGATATCACTGCAGAAATCGAACGGATGCAGCTCGAGCGCAGCCGGGAACTCCGCAAGCGGGACTTGGAAGACGAGAAGCAGAAGCTTGTAGATGAAAAGAATGAAAAAGAAAAGGCATATGACGAAGAGAGACGGGATACAGAGGCCCGTTACAATACGTTAAAGGATGCCTTTGAGAACCACAAAGATGATGTCCAGTTCATCGAGAATGCGATCAAGGATTTCAGGATTGGCGCCAATGAAACGGCCAATCAACAAATTCTGAGTGATCTGGACCAATTTGTTTCAACGTATAATGCGAAACTATCTCAGATCTCCAAGGTGTCCAATCCTAGCGTTCCAAGCTCTCCAGGCTCTTCGCCTGTCCAGGGATTAAGCCAGGAACAACGAGACCTGCAGGAGTACAATTCGAACAAGGACGCCTGGTCAGCAGCCAAAGCTCGAAAGGATACGGCGGAGATGGCCAGGCTATCAGCAAGGAACGAGGAACTCCGGCAATTGTATGGTATCGGAAAAGATACTGGTAAGCTGCAAGCTTTCAAAGATGGAGGAGTAGTACAGGGAAGTCCGGGTGAGGCGGTACCGGTCATTGCTCATGCTGGCGAGATGTACTTTAATCCGGAGCAACAAAAGACGCTTTGGAAGTTGGTCAGTGGGCAAGTGGCAGCGCCAATGGCAAGTAAATCAGAGCCTACTGTTATGCAAACGATTAATCACTTTGACATGTCGATCGAACATGTGGAGGTTCAGGATCCAACCGATGCGGAGATTCTTTATACTGAACGCGAGCGAACAGCACGCCGGATTGCGACGACTGGGGGTGGGAAATAGATGGACGTATCTGTGAATGGTGAATGGGTTTCAAGAACAGGGGCAGTGTTGGTTTACCGAAACATACCCGGTTTGCCAGAAGCGACGGAGAATACCGTTCAGATCGCTGAGCGGGATGGAGAAATCGATTTCGGAAGTACGTACGGAGCCCGGCCAGTTGGCCTGGGCTTTTTTATTACCGGCGATTATGACACAACCGTTTCCCTGCTTATGCGCCAATTCAACACTCGGCGCGGCGTTCTGGAACTCGTATTCTCCGATCGGCCTGGCAAGCACTATTTTGCTCAGTACCGCGGAACGATGAGCTGGGACGAGTCAACGGGGAACCGAGTAATCGACATTCCACTCAAAATGTACGACCCATTTCCGGAGAGTGACGAGAAAATTACAGAATTGACAATCACACAGTCGCTGCAAGTGATTTCGGTCCAGTCTCTAGGCGATGAGCGGGCCAGTCCTGTTATCGTTATGACGAATGTCGGTACAACCACGCTGCAAAGCTTCAAAATTCGAAATGAATACCTCATGGAAGGATGAGTGATAGATGAACATGTCCAATTATTTAGCTTCGGCGCTCCTTAATCAGGTGTTCCGCAACACGGCCTACACCCGACCGTCCAAGGTTTACTTGGCTCTTTATACGTCCAATCCGACAGCGGCAGATACAGGGCAGGAGGTAACAGGTGGCAGTTATGCGCGCCAAGAAATCACGTTTGGAGCACCGACAACAGAAAGTTACCAGCAATATCATCCGTCCACTGGTCAGCAAGTGACAGTTCAGAAGCGAACGATCAAAAACAGCGCCGATATTGTAATGCCGACTGCTTCGGGTGATTGGGGCCAAGTAACACATATTGGCATCCGGGATGCTGCAACAGGCGGAAACCTCTTATACTTCGGAGCGCTCGACACCCCTAGATCAATTCTTACAAATGACATTTTCAAAATCCTCACAGGGCAAGTATCACTGACTTTGGCATAAAGGAGAGGAAAGTATGCTGAAAACAATGTACCCAGCACAAGTAAACAGCCGACAAACAGAGTTGGCTTCGGCCATTAACGCAACGCAAACCACCATTCCTCTTGTTGACGCAAGCATTGTTCCAGTGGCCCCAAACTTGGTGACAATAGGGACTGACGAAAGCGCCGAGACTATTCTATATACAGGCAAATCCGGAAATGACCTCACAGGTGTAACGAGAGGGTTTGAGGGTGTGGCAGCGAGTTGGTCGGCAGGTTCGAAAGTCGGGCGATTTTTTACAGCTTATGATGCAGATGTTTTTCGGGAAAACATCGAAGATATCGCTGGGGTCGGACGGACAAATGAAACAGTAAAGAAAAATGCTGATGATATTGCTGGTGTCACTGAGCAGTTGGCGGAAATCACGAAGACGCGAAGCATCCGGTTAGATAGTGATAGTTTTGGGATGACCGGATTTAGGCCGGGCAACTGTTTTGTTGACCGCGTTGCCAAAGTGAAAAACCTAGAGGTAACCAACCAAGCCGTAAGTGGACTAAGGATAAGGGAACTTTGGACTAAGTTACTCAACGAGGTTCCTGTACCGAGTCCTTATGACTATCACTTAATAAACATTGGATTTAATGACGTTATATTTTACGGAGATAAGCCTGGTTTTGCTAGTGGTCTATCATGCGACATTAAAAGCATTGTAGGCTATTTAAGACTGGGACAAATTACAAACAGCAATGATACCGCTCTTACTTATACGGGTGCGTGGAATACCGTCTCGGTGCCTGAAGATTTATATGGTGGAGAAATGAAAAGTACGGGAGAGGTAGGTGCATACGTTGAGTATGAGTTTTCAAGCTCCAAATTAACGATCGGCACATTGATAAACCCATCTTACGGAGGCAAGATTACAATAAGCGTCGATGGTTTTTGGCAAGCCGACGTTGATCTAAAAAAGGGCACGGGAAACCCTAAAGGCTACTCAAATTTAGCAATAGAGTTGTCTGATATGTGGCCAGGCACTCATACGCTCAGAATTACTCACTCTGGCGAACCTGGAACATCTGTTTTTATAGACTACATCGGCATCCCTAAAGATAAGCCACCAGTAATAATTGTAAATGGTATTACGAAAATGAGAACAGAAAAATATGCTGACTATAATGTGAATGTAAACGAGGAAACAACGTTTATAGCAAACGAAGCTATCAGGAGCGCCTTGTCCGAGTTCGATGCGAACGTTATCTTTGTTGATCAGAGTAATTATGATCCTAATATACACGGAGTTACCACTAGTGATCTGGTGCACGCTAATGATTATGGTCATGAGTGGATAGCAAGCAATATCCTGAGTAGATGGCAATGACACTTTTGGCGGATTATGCGAACTCACTCAATGCTCGTAGAGGGATGCCGGAGAACGCCATCATTAACGGAAACTTTGACGTCAATTATCGTGGATCGATCTTTAATAAATTCCAGCAGTAAGTGGCGCATTTTTGCCGGATCGCTGGCAACTTGCAACCAAGACACTAGGAAGTTTTAATTTCAAAACTACATCTGGATTGGATGCAGAGTTGTAGAATGATATAATTTTAGTGATGGTAAGGAAAGGAGAAGATCAAGCAATATGAAAAAAATTATTTTCCTATGTTTTTTGGGATTGCTGTTTATACCGCTAGTCTCAAGAGCAGAAACTACGAATATAGACATTAAAGATTTCTATGAAGGTAGTAAGGTTGGGAAGAAAATCGTATTTGTTGGAGACAGCACGACGCAAGTTGCTGACGATATGTACAACGTACTTTCAATATCAATTCCTGGCGCTGAGATCATTAATCGAGGTTCGAACGGTAATACCATCGTAAACTACTTAAACAATGTCTCAGTTCACGGTAATGGGAATTCGAAAGTAATCGCAGATCAAGCAGACTTATATGTTTTCTCATATGGCATTAATGACATCAGATGCGGAGTAAAATCTCCATGCCGGAATCAGAAAGAAATCGAAAATGATTTGAAACGTGCAATCGATGAGCTTTTGAGTAAGACTAATGCATTTATTCTGCTGCGAGTTCCGAATCCGTTTTTATCTTCTGATCCTACTAATACCGGTTGGGTCCAGCCACTTGAGAATGCAAATGAATATTCAAAAAAACTTCGTGAAATTTACTTATCTTTTGTAGATTACAACAAGCGAGTTGATGTAATTGACATCCAAAGTATAGTTTTTGGGCAGAACTCGCTTTCTAATCATTCATTAATGAATGATATAGTTCATCCTAATTCAGAAGGGTACGAGGAAATTGGGAAAGCTATTGCCGCACGACTTAATGGGGGAGATAGTTCACCTTATTATGACCATATTTCATCCTCGAAAGAGCAAGAGCTAATTGAAATGTGTAGAGTCAACTATAAAAACGCAAAAACAAAAGAAGAACGAGAAAAGTGGCATGACATGGCAAATGCAATAAGAGCGATTAACACGGCATTCCAATAGGGATTCCGTGTTATTTTTGTCAATTAAGTTGCAATGAGATTTCAATTGGAGGCGATGACCTGATGTATAACTTCATCCTCGGTTAAAGGATCATGCGTAAAATTGACGATGATAAGGCACAGAGTTATGTACCGAAATAGATAACTGCAGAGCAAGCGACATCGATTGCAACACCGCAGGTAGCGGAGTAGGACGATACTGCGCAACAAGCACACTCTTAACTGGGTGTGCTTTTCTTATGCCCAGGAAAAGTTTCCTGACCTGAAAGGAGTGATGCAATGTTTGGAGGACCTTTTAACCGGCAGCCGTTTAATCGACCTTTAACCATGTTTGTTTATGGACGAGCTGTACTTAGTGGGTGCGCTGGTGTCGTCGCCAAATCAACCGTCGAGGTCGGCGGCCGGGCCGTGCTAGGCGGCGAGGGGGGCGTACAGGCTGACTTTATTCGTGAAATCTCCTTTGCTGCACAGATGGATGCGGACAGCGGCATGAAATCCGATTTTATCCGGGAACGTCTGCAGAGAGCCATCATGCATGGTATTTCATCTCTGCAGGGTAAAGCCAGCCGGTACCATGTCGACGAGATTGAATTTACCGGCCCGTTCGTTCCCGGCGATATTATCGTGATTGACAGCGAGAAATTCAAAATCATGCAGAATGGATTGAATGTCTCACATCTATACAAGGGAGATTTCTTTGACTTGAATTTGGGAACGAACAACCTTACCTGGACTGATCCGGCCACCGGGCGGACTATCCTCTTCCGAATCACTCATAGAGACAAGTTTTTGTATTAGGGAGGCGATACATTGCCTAATCCAACATTGCAGGTTTTTGATAAGAACCTGAAGCGTACTGGCACGCTGATTGATGCATATGGGATCGAACGACGAAGACGGCTTAATAGCGATTATGAGCTGTCTTTTTTAGTGCCCATGTCTAGCGAGGACTATCTGGAGAAGATTCAAATCAAGGGCCACGTCCGGGATGAGCGCGGGCAGTATTACGTAATCAATACCAGGCAGCGGCAGCGAGATAAGAAGAAGTTAACGGCACAAATCACCTGCACACATGTGATGTTCAAGCTGAACGACTACAAGGTACCGTATGACGAATACATCGATGAAGCATATGGAATTCACATCTCGACGCTGCTAAATAAAATCAGCGCATGGACTGGCAACCGCTTTACGTTTCAGATTCACGATACATTTGATATGTGGGATATTAAGGACTTCGGCCGGACGACTGCACTCGCTGCGCTGAATCAGGTAATTAACACATTCAAAGCGGAGATCCGTCCGGATAACTTTGTTATTCATATTCACAAGAAGATTGGTTCCCAAACGGAAAGGTACGAATACCGGACGAAGAAGAACATCATTTCCGATTCGTTTAAGGACGACAGTACAAGTCTTGTCACGCGAATGTATGCCCAAATGAAAGACGGCCGGACGTGGGTCAGGATGTCTGCAGATAACCTGACGGTGGAAGAACGAAGCCTCCTGCAGTCGGTACCGGGCGCCATTCAGAACGGGAAGGTGATGGTTAACTACCTGCTTTCCCCTTATGTGAATTATTGGGGCAGCAATTCGGTACCGTACTTTGACGGGGAAAACATCCAGCAGGATATTGAAGATCCGGTAGAGCTTTTAAAGTCCACCCGGGAAGAGCTGCGGAAGAAGGAAATGCCGGAGCTTGAGATCAATATAACAGCAGCAGATCTGCATAAGATTGACCGAGAAGAACGCGCACCAGACCTGGGGGATGCTGCAGCTGCATATGATCCCAAGATGGAAATGAACCGGATTGCCATGCGTATCGTGGAGCTGACAGAATATCCGTATTCCATCGATCAACATTCCAAGGTAACTCTGGCGAACTTTGCTCTGAAGGATGACATTGACCTGCTCGCAGACTTGGAAAAATCCCGAAAGGTGATGGAGAATTTGCTTTCGGGCGGTCGGATCCGAACGGAAGTTTTTGAGTCATTTGCACGGCAGGCCATCATCGATATTGATAACTCCAAGACGGAACTGATCTACCCACCAGAGGGCGGTATTTTGGCTCAAGAGAAGACAAATCCTTTGGAGCAAGTACGAATTACTTCGAAGGGTCTTGGAATCTCCACAGACGGGTGGCGAACGGTTCGGGCAGCGATTACGGCCCGCGGAATATTAGCTGAAACGATAATTGGCCAGCTCGGAAGCTTCGTATCCATGTTGATCGGCAGCGGCAACAACATAACCCAGATTAACCCTAACGGAATTGCTGCAGGTCATGCAAACTTCAATAGTGCGCCTGCACGGATTGATATGCAAGGAAACGCGGTATTTAATAAACTGACCGCAAACTCAGCCAATATCTATTCATCAAATTTCACAAATGGTGCGATCGTCGGCTCTTCGATCAACATTGGGAATGGAGTTTTTACCGTGTCGTCGTATGGACACATGGTTGCTCAAAGCGCTGATATTATTGGGAGAATTACCGCCTCCACATTCGAAGGTGGAACGATTACAGGCGCACTACTCCGGACAGCAGCTTACGGACGAAGGATCGAATTAGATTCGAGTGGGCTGCGGTCATACGATAGTAGTAGCCGTAATAGGATTACGATTAATACCGGGACTGATGCCGGAGTTGCTGCGATTGTGTTTAACGGATCATACGGCGGATATGCTGGCGAGATCAATGCGTATCAGAACAGCGGATTAACACTGTTTAGCGATAACCTCATCATCGGGTCGAATAATACGGGGAATCCGATTTTGATGCAAGGCGCGGCAACTTTCGCAGGGCCAGCGCGCTTTAATAGTTCAGTAAGTGGACTTTCTATTGATATTATTAATGTGAACGGGTTACGTAATGAACTGCAGAGTCTCTGGAATGCAGTTAATAGTAAGGCATCGATCGGACACACTCACACTGTATACCTGCCACCGCACAATCACGGAAACACACAAAACCAGAACTGGGGAGACAGAACCTTCACAACCTCGTCCGCGTAATGGTATCATAGGAAAAACTAACCATCACGGAGGTACTGAAAGAGCTATGAAGAAATTAGTTTATACGCTAGGTTGTATTCTTATCGGTTTTGTACTGGCTACATCAACAAACGTTTTCGCAGACGCAGTAAAAAGTTTGATAGGCAAGAAAGTAACTGGAGAATATACGGTTATCGTTAATGGCGATAAGCTAGCGGACAAAGGGGCAATCATAGACGGCAAGGCTAACATACCCGTTCGCGGAATATCCGATGCATTAGGGGCTGATATAAAAGTGAGTGGTAAAACCATTACAGTTACAATAGAGTCTGCTGCTAAAGATTTTAGCTCAGATACTCCGACTGCATCAAATAAGTATTCTGGACAATCAAAACAATCCATTGAAGAAGTAATTAGAGTTATTAAGGAACATATCATTCCCTTGAACGAGTCTTCGGCAGCGCATGCACAACAAGAAATTGAAAGTATTAAAAAATCCGGATTCCTAGATAATTTACCTAGATGGGAAAAGGAACTGGCAGATGCGGAAAAGGGGCTAACTGATGCTAAAGCGGATCTCGCCCTAGCAGAAGCAGCATTTGCCGCAATTAAATAATCAAATCATTGAGAGTCCGGTATCCCCGGGCTCTTTTATTTTGCCTGAAGGGAGGTGCCATATGGCTAAGGTAACAAAGTTGGAACTGCAACTCGATCTGTCAGCACCTGTCGAGGAAATCGCTGCTGTGGTGAACATCATGCTCGATGCCTATCCGGGCAGACAAATCGAAATTTTAGAAGCAGTTGATCATGGTATAGGAGAAGTTCTCGCTAAATTGCAGAAGTCCGACAAATCTGAGAATGAAGAATAGTTATGTGCCTCTGGGTGGTCCGGGGGCTATTTTTAATACGTGGAGGCAGGGGGAAGGGCGATGGAGAATGAAGTCGTTAAATACTTTCTAACACAAGGACCATTTGCCTTGTTATTTGTATGGCTGCTAATTTATGTGATGCGAGCCAACAAGGAACGAGAGGGTAGATTGCAGGACTTGTTGGACAAGTTTAGTGATAAATATGACGTGATTATCGGAGAACTTCGAGACATCAAAGATCGATTTCCTAGGCACTGATAAATAAAAATTTGAGAGGTTGTGTGAAATATGGAATGGAACATGATTTTTGAATTGATTGATCCGCGGTTGTTTATCGTAGTGGCGGCATGTTGGGTTATTGGTTGGATTCTAAAGAAAACACCAAAGGTTGCGGATTGGAGCATCGTCTACTTTGTGCTGATTGTTTCTGTATGGCTCACAATCGGACTCCTTGGATTTTCCGTAGAGGCTGTTATACAGGGAATTCTATGTGGAGCGTTTGCCGTATTTGGACATCAATTGATTAGACAAGCGAAGATTGGAGCTGATAAAGAATGAAGAAGATATGGATTGATGCTGGACACGGCGGTAAGGATCCAGGAGCCGTCGGGAACGGGATCCAGGAAAAGGATATTGTCTTAACGATCTCCCGAGGCATCAAGCAACGTCTGGAGTCAGATTATGAGGGTGCGCAGGTCTTACTAACCAGAAGCACGGATGTGTTCCACGAGTTGAGGGATCGAACTGCTGCAGCTAACAAAGCTGGTGCAGATCTCCTTGTCTCCATTCACTGTAATGCAGGAGGCGGAGCTGGTGGGTTTGAGTCATTCAGATATACCAATGCTTCAGCGGCTTCGAAGTCCCTGCAAGACGTGCTTCATAAGGAGATCATGGCTGCGCTCAAACCATTTGCAGTTACTGATCGCGGCCAGAAGGCAGCGAACCTCCACATGGTCCGTGAATCTAAAATGCCAGCGGTCCTGACGGAGAACCTGTTTATCGATGTGGCAGCTGATGCGGCCAAGCTGAAACGGCAGGATGTCATTAATGCATTGATTGATGGCCATGTTACAGGGATCGCGAAATACCTAGGCCTTAAAAAAAGGGAGGCTGCAGCTACTGTGAGCGAGAAGGTAACAGTCATCGTAAATGGAAAACGGATTGCAGATGGTAAGCTTGAGAATGGAGTGACCTATGTGCCGCTGCGAGCTGTTGGTGAGGCTCTGGATGCAAAAGTGGGCTGGGATAATAAGACCAAGACGGCTACAGTCACAACAAAGACATAAAATTAGGACCCTACCAGCACATAGCCGGTAGGGTCTTTCACAACAGTTATTAAGGCATAAAGTCATTTAAATGAGAGCTTATTATACTTGTCCCACAACCAATATTCTTCTCCTTGGCATACAAGAAGACGATTTAACCAGGTTGTGAAATCCGTGTGAATAGGGATTGCCTCATCGGGCGTATCCATTGCATCCAGAAAATACAAATATGGGTATTGATTATGTTTGCATTTATCTGAATCAATACAAATGCTACCGATTACTTTATCTGTCCATGCTATGGGATACCAATTTTTTGGGAGGGCCGCAAGCTCCGAATGTAAAATTTCAATTTTCTCTAAACTAAGAAGTTCGGTTCCTCCTCCGGAACCAGAAGGCCGGAATAGTACTCCACCATTATGAATCAGATAAAATTCATACAAATCTTCAGGGAGATACCATTTCTTTTTTTGGAATAACTCGCTAATTTGCTTTTCATTCGCTGGTTTATTCCAAATAATAGTCCCTTTAGCTTGGTAGCCACCTTCTAAGAACAGAGGTATTTCTCCGTTACTAAAATTCTGAACATACTCGTTGTAAGTTTTAAGTATCCCCTTCAAAGAAGTGTCCACACTTTCACTCCTGTCTACGTCTAGTATTGCAGCCACCAATTATTTAAAACTGTATGACTCATAATGCCATTTTTAGGAGTTGAACCAGGTTTCCATAAAGGAATTAAATTGGAAACAGAATCACTGCCATTATATTTCAGTGGTTGCATATGATGAATTTGAACATCCGACCAAGAGAACCTGGTTGGCTGACCGAAATTGTTATTATACCAAGTTTCAAACGGTCCTCTATAATTACCGGGTGATCTTGTATTTACTGCTAAGTTAGCAGGAGGTTCCCACAGTTTTATTCCTGATTGTGGGTCTGTATATTTAGGGTATTCTACTCCTTTTTTATTTAGAAGGATGATATAGTTGTCTCCATATGATGACCACACTTCCTTATATGGAGCACCTGTCCATGTTGCTTCTGATGACAAATGGAATTTCCAGTACTTAGTTGAGTAAATCTGGTCAAGTTTTGTCCCAGTCTTCCCAATGAAAATATCCGATGATTTTAATGAGAAGTCAGCTGAGCCAAACTGTGAGAATGGTCCACTCCTATAATTAGCAATCTGAGGTGAAACAGTTATCTTCATAGAACTTGGTTTTGTACCAGTGACAGACATGATTTTATAACCGTATTCGAATTTGCCTCCTGTTGTATTCAATACCACATTCCAAGCAACTGACGAAACTGCTGATAGAGATGATCTACTAGAAAGATTCTCGTATTCATCTTTAGTGTAGGTTTGAACAGTCTCTCCATTGTAGATGGTTACGTGAGGAATTTCTAATAATAAACCTTCTTCATCGCTTTTATTAACAAAATCCCCCAAAGAATTTAAAATTGTTTCACTACTATATGTTTCATTTATTTCACTGGATACATCATATGTATCACTTTCGTCTACGGGTATAGATACATTATTATCAACTATTTCGTTTACTGGATTGGTTACGTCAGGAGTACTAACTTCTTCGCTTGCAATAACATTACCAGTAAAAAGAACCGTTACGAGAAAAATAACTGATAAAAACGAGGCTAATAGCTTCTTCACACAATATCCTCCTAAGAAATAATATTTTCAGTTGCAAATACTCATGAGAAAACATAAAGATTGCTTGCTTGGTTTAGGATAGAAGTAGAAAGTAAACCCTTTCAAAAACATCGAGAAAGTGGTTAATGTGAAGGTTGGCCAACCTATTTAAAACTTAGCACAGGGTTACATCCAAGTATATAGTAATTTTGGATTATATTAGGATAAATTGTATGTGTATGGATGAAGAAGCTTGTTCTTTTATAAACCAATTTATCGAAAAATGTAATATTAATTGAGTTACAAAATTTATAGCAAATACTAACTAGAATAGGTTTATTTGAATTCAGGAACATTATTGCCTCGATGGAAATTCAATTATCCTCATAACATGATTTATATCTTTTAATGGTACGGAAAAAATCTCATTAAGAGAATGTATTTTAACTCTACCTGACTCTATAGAGCGTGTTGGTAAACCTACAATTATTTCTCCATCATCAGTTCGGATACTAACCTGTTGTTGTTTGTCTATAGCGATGTTTAGTTCTTTAAGCATATGTATTTCCTCCTTTAGTATCTATCTATTAATTAATTCGGTCTTTTGTCCGATAAGTTAATAGATTAGGGGAAATTAGTAAAAAGGAGGAAGAAAGAATGAAGAAACGGAAAATTGTTATAGCTATGACTGCACTATTGATGTTGGGTGGTACTGCCGTATATGCAGCAGCCCCACAAATCAAGGGCACGATTCAGAACTTCAAATATGTTTTGAATGGAAAAGCTTGGAGTAATTCGGGCAAGCCTATACTGGTAAATGGTCAGTATTATCTGCCGGTGAACACTGTTAAAGAAGCAACAAAAACAAACATAACGATCGACAAAGCAAAAGGTACTGTACATATTGGTGAGAAATTAAAGGAAACGCCTATTTTGAATGAAGAGGTAAACTACTACAACGCTGCATTAACCAGGGACGATGCATTCACTGGGGATTTTAAAGAAGTGATCCTTGCAAAAAAAGCATACTCATCAAGCATATATTTGAAACCAGGAGCAAACTATCAATCTCTAGTCTTGGATGTTAGTGCTATTGACAAAGACTCAACGATAATAATAAAAAACAGAGATAAAAAAGAGGAATTAAAGTCCTTGTTTGTTTCCAAAGAAACACAAGAACAAATTGAGTTGAATATCAGTGGAATGAAAGAGGTTGAAGTTATAGTTGAAGCTAACGGTGGTAATGTTGTAATTTATCCAACTTCCCATTATAAATAATCGTTTAGCATTGGTAAAGAACCCTGCAGCTTAATTGCATGCAGGGTTCTTTTTTTTTATTTCAACTCATTTTATGAGTTCCGTTAATACTGGCGTCCGCAACATCCCCGATTTGGTCCAGTTTCGAAATTTCACCCGGCCTCGGATCGTTGGATTCAAATGCACAAAATTTTTGTCCTCGCCCGTTACAAGGGCTCGACTTCTCGAATAAAATTCTTTTCGACCCGCCTGTGTTACGTACTCCACAATTCCAACTGGCCGGAGCTCGCCTGAAGTATTCTGAACTGCGGCAAGTAAACCGAATTCAACTTTCCGATATCCTGTAATTATCACTTCTGCATAAGACCAATTGATGACTTTCTGCCAGGCAGGGGATCGGCGGCTTACGTAGCGGCTGTCTTTTCTTTTGCCTACCATCCCTTCGAGCTTGCGGGATACCATCTGTTCAAACAATGCATCTCCTGCGTCTTCCACATAGGGAATAACTCCGAAGTGTTGGTTGGGCATATTGATGCCGTTCAGAATCTCCTTGCGCTGCATCAGCGGCATCTTCCGAAGGTCTTGCCCTTTGTATTGCAATATGTCGAACACAACAAATGTAACTGGAGAAGATATTGTCAGCTGTTTGATGCGCTGTTCCTTACTTGCTTTAAACCGGACCATGACTTCCTCAAAGTCCACGCCGTCGGGACCGGTACATGCTACTTCACCATCGAGAAGTATGTCATCATCAAACGGAACCAATAGTTCAGGGTATTGTTGAGTACATTCCGTCTCATGCCGAGTATAGAGCCGTATCCGGCCGGACTGTTGGGAGAACAGGAGCCTGTGCCCGTCAATCTTAGGCTCGAATATATAGTGCGAGTCTGAGAACGGTCCAGGTGCTGTTGCGAGTAACATCGGATCAATAAACATAAAAACACCTCTATACCGATTATAGCGCTAGGCTATGCGGTAGAGAGGCGGTAAGTAATGTCATTTGTTTTTGATCGTCCGGACTAACGCGACGACCGATAAAAGTAGCGCTGCAATCCCGATTATTGTAGCCGCTGTTTCCACGTTCATTCCTCCTTCCTTATTTCAATCTATATACATTGTAGTCACTTGCAGTTGCTTCTTCGTTACCCACATCTTCGATGATTTCAATGTTAACCACTTTGTCTTTCGCACGCCAGGAACCTATCTTTTTAAAAGCTTCGTTTACCGCTGTGATCTTATTTTTTTCTCTTAACGTTACTTCCCCTTTGGTTCCTGTTTCTGACGTGAAGATTATTGTATATAATTTCATTTTGCCAACCTCCCAGCGTAAGGCCGCCGCCTAATTGTATAAGTCAAACCGATTATGTTAAGATTGGGAGGAGGGAGCCACTAACTCCCTCCGGTGGAACCTTTCTAACGTCTGCGTCGCATGCGTCGTTTAGGGGTTCCTTTTCTTTTCTCCTCGCGGCCTTTTTGCAACAGGATTGTTGCTGTGATTAATTGAATGACTGCCGTGAGAAGTGTTACCCAATCTTTCATATTTCTTGTTCACCTCCTTTCTATAGTTTAATTATATACGATATTCGTATAATAGTCAACGATATTCGTATAAACTATTCTATATTCGTTTACATTTAACGATAATCGTATATAATAAAGATGAGGTGATCGAAATGTTCAAGCTTAAACTGGACAAAATACTATTTGAAAAGAGAATGAACGCGAATCAATTATCTGAAATGACTGGAATCCGCTATCCTACAATTCTGGACATGGTTAAGAACAAATCAAAAGCATGGTCCCCTGATAATTTAGATAAGGTATATAAAGCGCTCGAATTAACTAGCGTTACTGAATTAATTGAATACGTAAATGAAGAAGCCACCGAGGCATAGTGCCCGGCGGCTTTTTTTAACATTGATAAAAGAACCTGCGTTCTCATATAATACAAACAAACGTTCTTATTATTTGAGGTGAGAGTCATTGGGTGTTGGACTGAAGACAGAAGAATTAATATTAGTGAAGGATTATATCTTGTTACCTCTCTTGCTTGATGTTGTGGAGAATGATCAAAGCATCCTGTCCACTGCGGCCTTAAAAATGCCTGTGATAACCAACGTCCTAATCAATCGATTACAAACAGCAGCTTTGGCCGATTTGACTCAGGTGCGCAAAAACATGCGTGATCTAGGATTGAAAGTGTACGAACAAAAGAAGACTCATCTTGGCGTGGAGGTTGAATTTTTATGTAGGGGATACCACCACGATCTATCCATGCTTTGGGGGCTGGTTGATACCGAGATTGAGCAAAAGGCTTACACGTATCTGGGATTAGATATCGCAGATACGGGAAGGGAATTATAA